AATTCTTGATGTTTTGGTTTGTTGGCGGTACACTCAAAGGGAATGTCGCATGGCTATATGGCGTTGATGTTATCTCGTGTGTAGCACGCGGAGATGTCTGAGTGATAGCTTCAGGCATCTCGCGTATCTCACACGAGTAACCAAATAAACCCTCCTTGTGTACCCATTCAGGCTGCGATACCTATTGCTGGTTCATAATCATGTCTTGATGGTTGATGATGTGGCGTGACGAAGACTTGGCGCATTACTGTAGGTCGTTGATGTATCCAGCGGTAGACTCATCCGGGAAATGCGCCGCAACGTGCGGCGGTGTCCCGGATGAGACGCTGGAGACTGAATCCTGTCTTCGCTCACGCCTGTTTTAGGCTGCGCTACCTGTGTAGGTGTTATTGATTATTGTGCGCAGTCATTAGCTGCGCTGTTTAGGTAATGTGATTTCGCTGCACGGAAAGCATTGACTTATGGGCCAGTAAAAGCTGTTGTCTATGCCAGCAACCCCCCGGTCTTCATATAGGTGTGTTACAACGTGCTCTCGGGATTGAGAATGAATGTCACAATATACCTTCATACCGATTTCTATTTTCTTCATATCTATAATTGTTTTGGTTGAACTTGCAGAGGGATTGCTCCCTCTGAGGTTTAGGCGTAGATGTTGTGCGTCTCGATGAGGCGCTTGTACTTCTTGGGGAACTTGTCCCAACCGTTGTAGACCTGTACAATCTGGCAGGAGGACCAGGAATTGAGAGCGTACTCGTAGATGTAGTAGCACTTCTTTTGTCCCGTGTCGTCATAGAGAATCCAATCGCCTGAAGCAAGTGAACCCTCGCTGAGGTGGATGGCATAACCGCCCGCCTCCTCGTAGCGGGAGACGAGGTCGTCAACGTAATGATAGTCGCAGCTGAATTTTCTCATAATTTATATAATATTTGGTTCTTGATGTTCCGTTGTCGGTGTCGCTCCGATTGTGGTTTCTTTCCCCAACGGATAAGCCATGCTACTACGTTTTAGGCAGGAGAAGCTCTGAAACCGAAAATATAGCCATTGTCGCGCATTTCACGTGCGTAATCCAACGCCTTGCTTCTCGAACTGAATATCTGCGGAGTCATGCAATAACCCCACGAAGTCCACATCTCCAATTTTGTTCTGACAGGTTTTCCCATAATACTTTGTTTTGTTGATTATATAATCTATTGTTAACCAATTTCAAGTATTCTAAAAAGTTCGCTTCCCGAACTTTTAGAATCCTCGCATGGCAGGTATTCTACCTTTGTTATTACTTCTATCTTTACGTGATAATTCTCTGCTTGCTTGCACGCAGCATCTGTTATCGCTTTGACAATCGCATCATAAGCATGAATATTGTCGTGGTGTACTACGATAGTAATAGCATCATTGTGTAAATCTTCCATATTCTATATTACATGTTTTAGGTTATACTTGCACTCTCCGCGAGGGAGAGTCTTTTTTAGCTTTTACATGCGGGTAGGACTTACGACTCGCACGCTGTAATAAGGTGTATTGAAGGGGTATTTGACCTCGTTGACGCAATACATCACGGAGGGCGTGCTCATAGTGAGCGTGTCTTGACAAATGACATTGGCGTTCATGCCGTGAGCCATGAGATTGAGGGCGCACATCTTGCAGACTATGGGGTCAACGTCTTGTGCAATGTATCGGAAACGGCGTCCTTCCGAATGGTCGAGGCTGCTCTTCTCCATATAATGAGCGAGAAGGAGACGACCGCTGCCAGAGGCGCAGTCGTTGACTATACCGCTCTGCTTTTCGTTCAACGAAGATATGCGTGACATGATGTCGGCTACGCTTGGCGGTGTGAAAAACTGTCCTGTATGAGACGCCTTGCCACGTGTGAGATACAGCTCCTCGTAGAGTATGCCGAACACGTCAAGCCACTTGCCTTGCTCCATAGCTGTAGCAACGTCTGTGAGCCACAGGGTAGCGAGACCGGCAAATTCGGGACACTTTTGTGTGCAGTCAAGAAGATGCTGATGATAGGTGTCGGGACCGGACTGGAAAGCCTTTACGCTGAAAAACTCGAGCAGATAGTCGAGGAAATCATTAAGAGCCAACTCGTGAGGACGATGATTCTTTTCTGCCTGTGCAGAAATGATGTCGATGTACTTTTTCTTTTCCATAATTCTTGTTTTTTAATGGTTGATAATAGAAATCCCCACTCTCTTTGTTGAGGGTGGGGATTGAGTTTCAGGCGATAAGCTTTCTTAGTAGTTTCTGTGCAGATAGGATGCACAGATTTGCTTAGACTTAATAACCACGATACAGGATTCTCTTGACAAGCGGATACTCGTAATCTCCGTTCTGCGCTACGCAATAGGTAAAGCTTGGCTTGTTGTTCCAAAGCTCGACCCACAGACGGGAAAGTATACCACGGTTGAGTATTCTATTGTACTTCATGTTGTGGAACACCGTGTCGTACTTTCTTTTCTGACAGCACAGCGTATGGCAGAATCCGTCAGACAGCTCACGTAGGGCGTCGTCGGTAAGCTCAAAATCAATCCACTCGCCGGACTTGCGGTCGTATACTTTCCGCTTGCTCAGAAAATCATCCATTGTAAACTGCTTCTTGTCGTACGCTCTAAGCAGACCGACAAGAGTCTTGTAAGTTTTTTTCTTCATAATCGTATGTTGGTTGGTAATGTTCCTGTGTGTTATCCACACAGGATGATTCGGGCAGCAATGTGCTAATCGTGATAAGCTATGCTCACGATTTCGATTATGGCACGATGGAAGTCACGCTCCGCGCGTGGGTCTTCGTAACCGGTCATGCGGTTGTTGTGCATCTTACGGGCTGCAATCTTGGCTCTGCTGATTTCTGCGAGCAGTGTGCGCTCGAAATTCTTGTCGCAATTTCTGTCTCTAAGCATAATTCAAATTGGTTTTTATGGTTTGTGTGTGCCTCCGTGAGGGGAGGCTTTTCTGCTCGGTTACTTTTCGTCCGTGTTGTACTCGAAGATGATATTGCCAGAGCGTATGTCATTGAAGTACACGGCGATGGTGCTCAGCTTTGTGTTAGCATCAAGGGAATTTTCGTTGACACCGGTGCGGACGATTTCGAGCCATTGGCTAATCCGCGACTTGATGTCCGAGCTGAGAGGATGGTCGAGGACTTTGAAGCGTACGACGTTTGAGCCGTATATGTACGACATCTTGACAACGTGACGATGGACAAATCCTATCAGCACGCCGTGTCCGTCGCAGCAATACGCATTATCGTCGAAAAGGTCGTCGAAGAGAACGTCGCTGCATAGGTCTTTCTCGTTGATAGGGCAGGGGATGTGGATGTCTGTTTTCATAATTCTTGCGGTTTGTTGGTTATTTGTACCTCCCCGAAGGGAGGCGGTTTAGGTGGCTGTCTTGTCCTACGTGTATTTCAGAGAGTCGCGCTCAACTCTTCGCATACATTCATGGCAAGCGTCAAGGAATACTTTGTACGCAACCTTGAATGTTGGCAGACTTTCTTTCCTGTCAGAGCAGATGGGAACAGCGTCATTATACACACGTCCCCATACTGTAAGGTCTGTATTAATGCCTACTGTGTACGACATCTTGCTTTCCTTACAGCGGAAGTGTAGGATGTACTCTTTGTTCTTACGTCTTTTCAGACGTGACAACGTCATTCCTAAATCGGGACGGACGTTAAAATCTTTGTCTTGTAGTATTTTCATAATCCGTAATGTTTTAAGTGGTTGATAATTGTTAAGGATGCTACTTGCTGACAAATAGCATCCTTATGTTCAGGCGATGCGGTAAGCGGAAACGACATGGTCGTAAAAACCACGCGCGGTGTCTTCACCCATGAGAGGAGAGTCTACAAGCGCATGACCGATTTTGTCATTGATACACACGCTGTATCTGTCTCCCCACGTCCACTTGATAATCTTCACGGTGTACTGATAGTTGGATTTCTCGTCCATCACGTCACAGGCGAGCAATGGATCGTTCGTCAGGATTTCATCTAACTCATTTCTTTCCTTTTCTGTCATAATTCTTGCGGTTTTGGTTCGTAGAAATCCTTACTCTTACGGGTAAGGATTGTTTTGGGCTTGTTAGTGTTTGTCGAACATGAGCATGTCTACCATTCTGTAGAATGTGTATCCGTCAACTTGGTTGTAGATGAATCCGATGAAACGACGGCGGGATTCCATGTTCAATGAGCGGTAATAGCTCTTGAAACAGGAATAGTTCCCGTTTACCCATGCCTCCCAAATAAGGTCCATCATTTCCATCTCGTTGTGTACTTCGTAGTACTTTGCCTGCTGGAGCAGCGTCTTGCTTCTTCTTGTCATAATTCTTTGTTTGTTGGTTGATGGGAGAGGAGCACACAGGCTCCTCCTCTTTAGGACTTGCTCAGACTGACTCGAAGTGCGCCTTGATGAGATTCTTGCATCCTTTCAGCAGATTCTTAACGTGACGCCGGTCTGAGTACTGAGGGAATTTGAACGACACACACCGCATCTCACGACCTTTTATCTGGTCTTGTATGCTTGTGTTGAGGAAGACTGTGGCGGAGATTTCTCGTCCGCTTGTCTCTACGTCCATGCACATGTTCGGCTGACGATAGACGGCAGCCTGCAAATCCTGCAATCGGGAAAGAACGAGTCGCATGCGTGTCTCATCCTTGAGTCTTTCGTATTCTGTCATAATTCTGTGTTTGTTGGTTCGTAGTGGGGGAGACTGGCTCCCCTTGGGTTAGGCATAAATAATTGACCTGCCATGAGTATTACGTAATACTTTCAGGAGATGCGGGTCTGAATTGTGATACTTACGTATATACTGCTCACACTTCTGCTTTGTATCAAAGTAGACAACTTCGTGTGGGTTGTTAGGCTTCACGCAAAACCACATTCTACCACCGAAAACATCTCCAATGCCACATGGCACCACTTCAAAGCGTGGGTAGACTTTTGTTTCTTCGGAATATACGTTATCGTAACATGCGTAAACCTCCATTGGAATACCATACACTTTTCTTTCGTCTGCATCATGGATAGCCTCCATTTTTGCAGAAGTGCAATTATTGTTAGTTGCTGAATAACTGCACAATACACCTCCGTCAGTTGGGTCGACGAGTACATAGCCCGTCAATTTTTTTGTTTGTTCCATATTCTATAATTTTGTTGGTTAATAGTAGCGGAGTTGTATCTCCGCTTGTTTAGGCTATCTGCCGAAGTATTTGCGCTCGAAATCTTCGTAACTCTCGCAGTTGAAGACAATCGCAACGCATTTCAAACCACGGGCAATTAAACTCTGTTTGACTTCTTTTGTAAGTTGTTCGCCTGTGTACACCTCAAAAGGAGGGAACACGAAATAATCCTGTGTCATAATAATTCTGTTTTGGTTAATAGACCCCACAATCGTGGGGATTTTTAGGCTGTGGCTTACTTGCCGGCTTTCTCGTTCACGTAGGCTACAAGACGCTCGAACTTTGCGTCGTTTTCTTCTGTGCTGTAGAACGGATTGAATGAGAAATACTCATTGTAAGTGAGGGAATCTACGTCTTTTTTGTCCTTATTGTAGCCAACGCAAACGCCGATTTGGGCAGATATGCAGGGATCTACCACAATAGATATGCCCAGATGCTTGTCAAAAAATGTTCTTCTCTGCATCTCCTGTATTTTTGGGAGGATTACTTTGGCTATCCTCTCAGACTCTGTAAGCTTTTTCTTTTCCATAATTCTAATTTTATTGGTTGTCTTGAGCCGTGACACGCACAATAATAGTGCTGCCACGGCATTTTCAGGCGATGAAGGCTACAGTGAGGAATTTTCCGTCATAACCAAGAAATTCAACGTGTGTATACATTTCCTGCATCTTTGCGAAAACTCTTTCCATAAACACAGCACCTTTGCACTCAATTCTTCTTGTACTCATAATTCTGTAATTTTATTTGGTTAACTGGAAGGTAGCCAAACGGCTACCCTTTTTAGACTAACCTCGTTTTTCGAGGGCTACACTGACGAAATAAGGAAGACTCTCACATTTTACCTCGTTCCATTCGCAGTTAACAACGGCACTCACATACTTGCTCTCCTGCTTGTGAATAAGACGGGTAATTGTACTTCTGCTTATAGTGGAAGATTTTTCCACCTCAAAACTGGCGTGAGCCATATTTCCGTCCTGTGAAAAATCAACAAGTCCCTGTCTTCTCGCTACTGCGACAATTCCGTGAAAAGCGTTGATAAAAACGTATTTCTCGCCATCAAAATACACGTCGATGCGTGTGTGATTTTCTTGCGTCTTAAAGTATTCCATAATTCTAATTTTAGTTGTTAATGATGTGCGGACGCATCATTTGTGATACGTCCATTTTAGGCTTAGAAACAGCGCGGACGGGAGAAATGACGCTCTATCTCCTTCGCCTTTCTGTCTGCTTTCGCAGCTCTCCGTGAATACTCGCGCTCGTCAAGGTGTCTTCTCTCACACTCAGCTGAAATAACTCTCTTGTAGCTTGCCACAATCGCAGCAAGAAACATTCTGTCTCCGTTTGTCATAATTCTTTTTGTTTTGGTTAATAGAGCCACCCAAATAAGAGTGGCGTTTTGGCGTGAACTATTCGCTGACATTGAAGAAAAGAACTTCTTCTTTTTCGTTGATAATCAGATGTAAGTCAGGAGAGAGCTTGTCAATTATATTCATCCTTTCATGGTTCCATTTGTAGACCGCTATCCACACTCCCACAGGAAGCGTGTGACTTTCTCTCGTTCCGTAGAACTCTTTTGTGTCCACAGGGCTGACGTGCCAATAGATGTTCCACTGACCATTGTCAAGTCCTTCACATCTGATCGCGTCAATCAATAAAAATGTCTTGTACTTCATAATCCTTTGTCTTTAAAGGTTTAATTATCGTACTACCCCAAAACAGGGTAGCAATTAAGGCTCAATACTTTCCAAGCACAATTTTCGTACTGCTTAGGATTCTGAACTCGGCTTGAGGAGGATCTTTTCCAAGCGCTCATTCTCACGCACGAAATTCTTGAAGAATCCGTTGCCAATTTTCGTACTGCTCCAGAAATAGAGCAGAAACAACATGTAAAGGATTCCAAGCACACTGATTATCGTACTGCTTAAAATAAGCAGACACGGAACAAGCTGAAGGTTTCCAAGCACAATTATCGTACTGCTACGTAAAATCTGTCTCTTTGTCATAATTCTGAATTTTAATGGTTTACTGGAAGGTAGCCGTTTGGCTACCCTTTTGAGGCGGATTAGAAATACCTGTCACGCAGGTATAACACATAGTTCTTGAATCTACTTATATATGGGTCACGGGCTGCAAAACAATGGTTAGCAAAATCCGCACGTGTCAAAAATCCCATGTTGTAGACTTCAATGGCGTGCTCAATCTCTGAGTACATAGCCCATAAATTTACATTCGTTGTTTCCATAATTCTTTTAGGTTTGGTTTGTAGACCCCACAATCGTGGGGATTTTTCTTAGGCTATACGGAGAGGTTTCGCGTACGTTCTGCATACATCAAACGCAGGATGCTCAGGCGTACGCTCTGACGTGTCGAATAATCGTACTTCCACATATCCCATGTCCCTGGCATCTGTGAAATAATTCCAAGCGTCATGGAAATTGTCAAAACCCATGTAATGTACGTGCGGATGCTCACCGTATGTGACACAATAGCTCTCTTTGTAATATTTGCTCATAATTCTTTGATTTTGTTGGTGAACATTGGTAGAGCAGCCACAAGGACCGCTCTAATTTGCCTTAGGACGTGCATCTTGGCACCGTGTTTGTCAAAATATTACTCCGAGTAACCAGCTCGTCGAGTTACGGCTTGCGCCGCACGGCTCACGCCCTACCACGTAACGCAGTGGCAGCGTCAGTTTTCTTTGCAGTTATACTAAAAAACTGCATAGTGTTTTAGATGTCTCCACATCGGTATGTTAGTTGTTGCAGAGCCGTAACGTATGAAACATACGTTCATGTAGGTTGCTCACTCTATCCACCACGATAGAGGTCGATTTCTCACGAATCTCACGTGAACGCTCTTAAAACGTAGAATATGAATTATGAATTATTTGATTTGTCCCGCTGCTCTCACGCCGAGCACGTTCTGCGAACCTTCGGTATTGCCGTTCGTAATTCCGCTCTTCTTGCTTCGCTGCCTTCAGTCATCGCTGCTTTCCCTTACGTCTTGTCAACTGCTAAGTTCCAGAGCTAAGGGCTTTTCGTGGTGGTGGATGTCTTTTCCACAAGTCACGGAAAACCCTGTCGGACAAATTGCCCAACCTGTGCCTGTGCGAGGAACAAACAAGAGAGTTTGTGTCGCTGAAACAATGGTTAACGGAATTTCAAACGGCTTTCCTAATGGTCGCTGCCGTCAGTGTTCCCAATAGGGAACGTATGATTATAGTCACACATAAGGGATTCGAACCCTTACAATAGCGTTCCAAATGTGTGGACACAAAAAAGGTAGCCACTTTTGGTGCGGCTACCTTTTCCTGTGTGGTGTAATGTTCTCTTACTTGCTTTCTTCTAATTCAGCCTCAAGTTGTTTCGCCTCCGCCATAGCAGCAGCAGCGGCGGCACGTGCGGCGGCTAATCTTTCAGCCTTAGAACGGCGTGCGGTTGTTTTGGCGTCCGCTTGTTCCTTTGCTTTCTGATAGTCTTCTATCATGCCACACATAACGCTTGCCAATTTTGTGATTGATGTTATATCCACGCTTTCAGACTCTAAAGAGCCTAATTTGCCGTTAGTGTGTGTCCAGTCCACAAAATTAGCGGACATTCCACGCATATGCGCTACATTTTGGGCGGCAAACGACAACGCAGTGTTGGCGAACGCTGCGAACTCGTTATCTTGCCATAATGCGTAATTAACGGCATTGTCAAAAGCGGCTTTTGCCTTCTGATATGCCACATATAACGAATGAAGTGAATCATACGATGAAATTCTTTTGTCGTCGTCCTTTGCTGATTCTGCAATTACCTGTGTGCGTAACTCGTTACATACGGCAACGTTGGACGTTACCACATTGCTTTCATTCAGAATGCCCTGAATTTCTTTTACTGAATACTTGACCATGTTGTTGTATTGTTATGTTATACCACATTGTTTCCTGTGTGTGCGGTGCGGTATGTGCCGTATACACACAGGGACGTAAGCCACGGCACACATAGTGTGTGCCTAACCTTTGACTGCTGTCACCCTATAAAAAGCAAATATCATACCTATAAATATTGAATTAACATTTTTAACAATTAGCCAACTCGCTGATATATAGTAAGTTAGCAAAAAACTGATATGAATAAATATTCATCAAGTGTATAAAGACTGACAAAGTGACAAAATTAACTTAAAATACCTTAATTGTCAGTGACAAAGTGGCAGTTGTTAGAAAAGTTTAACTTTCGTGGAACATTACAATATGAATAAATATTCAGTCAGAGAAAATAATATAATGATGCAACGTGTTGTAAACCAACGAGTTACAAAAAATAATAATATGATGGAGCGTGAAACATTGAAATTGTTACAAATTGGCGTTTTAACAAATATTATACCATATAATATGGACAAAATGACCCCCACCCCCCCCGACGGCGGACGCTTGGCGCTTTGTAGTCACTTCACCTGAAAATTTTTTCTTTTTTTTCTAACTTACTGACAATTAACACCTTATATTTGTCTTTCTGGTCTTTTAGTAGGGCATAAATAGTGAATATTAATACTTGATGTTAATTCATTGTGAATGACTGTGAACGACTGTTAACCTGTATATATATACATATTGGGTTTCGGGTTTTTGTTTGGGGTCGTATGGTCGGGTGTCGGGAACATTGTTATGATGCGTTTTGTAATGATGCAGCTTATCTTGCATCGTATGGAGGGAATTATGCAGCAAATTATGTTGTTTTATCGGTATAGTGCAGTATTGAAGGATTATTATTACGTATCTTTGTGTGTGCGTGTATGTAGGGTATAGGGATTTAAGCAGAATAGCTGCACCTACCCGACATATAGGGGGAAAAAGCTGCATCGGATGCTGCATAAGTCTTGTTGGGAACTGCATAGCTTGGAACGGCTTTGCGTGAACAATGTAAAAAGGCTTGCCAGTAGGTCTTATGACATATAGCTTATAGCTGTTATGGTTTATAGCGCAAGACTTATGGTGATAGGTCTTATTGCGGGGACAAAGTTAGCGATTTGTCTTTTGCTGTGCAATAGTCTTGCTGGATAGTTTGGTGTGGTTTGGATGTTAAAGTTTTTAACTTTTGCATTTTGTGGCATGGCCGCTATGTGGTTGTGAAGAGATGGGGTTTATTGTGGAATTATTTAAACCTTAGATTAATGGAAGGAATTGTATTTAGGAGTAGCGACAATCAGGCGCTGACAACGAGTGCGATTGTTGCGGAGAAGTTTGGCAAGGAGCATAAGCACGTCCTTGAAGCTATCAGAAGTATTCTTTGTACGAGAGACGAAAATTCGGCTTTCGTTGATAGTCAGCAACTTGCGAAGATGTTTGCCCTTACGGAGGTGGAACAGCCGATGCCTGTTGGCGGCGGCGTTAAGAAAATCCCGGTGTATGTGATGAACAGGGATGGTTTTACTCTGTTGGCTATGGGCTTTACTGGAGCGAAGGCTTTGGCTTTCAAGCTGGAGTATATTAATGCCTTTAACGCCATGGAACAGCAGATACGTCAGAGCAGCGGTGTTCCTCAGTCGTTCGCTCAGGCTCTTATGCTTGCTGCCAAGCAGCAGGAGATGATAGAGGCTCAGCAGAAGCAGCTTGAGGTGCAGCAGCCAAAGGTGGAGTTCTTTGATGCTGTTGCTGAGAGCAAGACTGCGATTGAGATGAAGCTTATCGCGAACACTCTGCACTTCAAGAATGTCGGCAGGAACAAGCTGTTCTGCATCTTGCGTGAGCAGGGTATTCTTAACGGTGGGAACGTGCCTTACCAGAGATACATAGACTGCGGTTATTTCAGGACCATCGAGCAGAAGTATACGGTTCCGAGCGGCGAGACGAGGATCAACATCAAGACTCTCGTGTATCAGCGTGGCTTGGACTATATCCGCAAGATGCTGAAGCGTCTCGGATATGTGGAGGCTGAAGGTAGTTTATTTTAATCATTAATCAATTATGGAGAATATGAATACTAAGAACATTATCCTTGCATCGGCTTTGCTGGTGTTTGCCATCATCATCGGTACGTTGGTGGCGGGTTATTTCAGTTACAACAACCGCGAGATTTCGCTTCGTCAGCAGGCTGAGGCTCAGCGCGGCAAGATTGAGGGCGTGCATGACAAGATGTGGAAGATCATCCAGCAGAAGGCTCAGGTGACTGACGAGTACAAGGGGACTTTCGAGAAGATTTATCCGCAGCTCATTGCCGGTCGTTACCAGAACGACAAGGGTACGATGATGAAATGGATAAAGGAGAGCAACCCTAACTTCGACGTGTCGCTATATCGTGACCTCATGCAGTCGATAGAGATACAGCGCTCGGAGTTTCAGACCGCCCAGGAGCGTATGCTTGACATCATCCGTGAACATGAAACGCTCACCCGTACTTATCCTGCGCGTTGGTTCGTGTCTAACACGATGCCTATAGAGTATAAGGTGATTTCGTCGTCGCGCTCGAAGGAGGTGATGATTGATGGCGAGGACAACGACGTGGATTTGTTCGGCAATAAGAAGTAGGCTTATGGAGGTCCTTGTCTTTCTCCTTCCTTTCTTCGTGTCGGCTTTCCTGCTGATATTCTTCCGTGAGCAGACGACGTGGTGGGAGCACGCTGTGCTTATCGTCCCGTCGCTGCTTGTGGGCGTAGGCCTGCTATGGACGTTCAAGCGTGCCGAGTCGAGTGATACGGAGTATCTTGGCAGCTATGTCACGAAGATACGCTATTATGAGCCGTGGAACGAGCGTGTCGCACACACCCGTACCTATACAGACTCAAAGGGCAACACTCATACCGAGACCTACTACGTGACAGAGGAGCATTCTGAGAAATGGGCTTATTCCGACCATTCCGGACGTGAGCGTGACTGCTCAAGTGACGTCTTCTCTGCTATGAGAGGGCGGTTGGCGTCTTCTCCTGTCTTCGTGGACATGCACCGCAGCTATTACACCCGTGACGGCGACGCTTACGATTATCCGTGGGACGGTCGTGACGTTACACTCTACCCTGTGACCCGTGAGCACGAATACGAGAACAAGGTGAAGGCTTCGCGCTCGGTGTTCAAGTTTGAGGATATCAGCAAGGAGGACGCTCGCCGTATAGGGCTGTATGACTATCCTGAGATATGGCTGCGCGACCAATGCCCTATACTCGGGGCCAAGTTTTCCGCCCGTCAGGAGCGTGCCGTCCGTGTGCTCAATGCGCGATACGGACCTCAGAAACAGTTTCGTCTGTATCTGCTGTTCTTCCGTGACAAGCCGATATCCATTGTGGAGAAGCAGCGCTCGTACTGGCAGGGTGGCAACAAGAACGAGCTTGTGGTGTGCGTGGGGCTTGACAGGAACAACCGCGTGACATGGAGTGATGCTTTCTCCTGGTGTGACTCGCCGGTGCTTGCCGTGAAGAGCCGTGACTGGTTTATGAGTAATCGTCTTGACCTCTGCGCCTTTGTCTCCTATATAGAGCCTATCGTGCAGAAGGAATGGAAGCGCAAGGACTTCTCTGACTTCAAGTATGTGTCGGTGGAGTTGAGTGACGGGCAGTACTGGACCATCGTCTTCCTCATGCTCCTGCTGAATGTGGGACTGAGCGTGTGGATTGTAGGTAACAACTATAGGAATTAGCGTTATGAGTAAAGGGAAGTATCGTAACAAGGCTCCGTTTTCCACATTCCGTCCTGACCCTCGCCATTGGACTCGCAAGGGCAGTTCTTGGAAGCAGAAGGTAGGGTATGATACGGAGGATGATGCTTGGGAGTTTCTGAATCAGAATCCGAGACTCAGGGCGATGGGGGAGAAGCCTTACCTGTGTGAGATTTGCAGCAAGTGGCACGTAGGGAGGGCGCATAAGAAACAACAAACATAAAGAATAGAGACATGGCAAGAAAAAAGGACTATAGCAAGGAGCGTATGGCTCTTTATGACAAGTTCGTGGAGGTGTTTAACGAGACGGACGGGGAGATGCCTGGCGACGAGATATTGTCGGCTATCGCGGACTTCGCGGGCGTTACTGTGGCGTATGTGTCACGGGCGGTGGGGCTTGATCAGGAGAAGGTGCTGTTCGCTTTCTTTGACCTGTTGGTAGGGGCTGCACAGAAGGCGAAAGAGGAATGCGGAGAGGAGAAGGGAAGCTGATGAAGTGCAGGGACTGTGTTATGTTTCGGGAGGAGGACGCTGACAGTCCTCCTGCCTGTTGGAGAGGCGAGAAGGAGGAGTTTGCGAGAGGTGATGATGAGGCTTGCGACCGCTACCGATCGCTGAAAATCGCTTACAAAAGCTGAAAATCGCTTACAAAAGCTTACAAAAAAAGGAATAAGATAACTATAAAAATAAATATTACGGAAGGAGACTGTATTATGGAGAAGAGATATATTGGGATTGACCCTGGGGTGAATGGGGGCATTGCAGTGCTTTCGGCAGACGGGTCGGTTGTAGAGGTGGCGAAGATGCCGGGGACAGCTCGTGACTTGCTGGACTTTCTTCGTCGTTATAAGGACGATAGTGCCTGCGTGTTAGAGAGGGTCGGCGGTATGCCGGGTAACGGCGCTCATGCGATGTTTAACTTCGGTAAGGGTTTCGGTCATCTTCAGATGGCGCTTTTAGCGTTGGAGATTCCTACTGAGGACGTTACCCCTAACAAGTGGGAGAAGGCGTTCCAGATGGGCAGCTCGGGGAAGTTCACGAAGAGAGAATGGAAGAATCTGCTGAAGGCTAAGGCTCAGCAGCTGTTTCCGAGGCTCGGCAGAAAGGTGACGCTTGACACGTGCGATGCGCTGCTGATAGCGGAGTATGGCAGGAGATTGGGGCTGTAAGGGGGAGGCTGGGCCTTACTGAGCCTTTCTGAGCCTCTTTGAGAGGCTGCTTATTGGTTATTTGGTGGTTATTATTATTAAATGCTATAAAGGATTATTGTTATGATTGATTTTGGTAAGAAGGTCTATTCGGGTAATTTCCTGATTATGAAGAAGGTTAAGACTTTGAGTAAGAAGGAGATGGCTCGGCTCCGTGAAATGAACGGGACGAATAAGGAGCTGTGTAAGAAGTTGAGCCGTTCGGGGCTTCCCTATATCCGCGTGGAGACTATCGGTGGCGACTGGGCTGTGGAGTTTATGCTTGGCACTACTGCCTATGACGCCATCGAGGCGCTTGACGTAAAGAAGGACGGGCGTGGAGACTGGAGAGTGACCGGCGTTGACGGCGAGAACTCGAAGTTAGTGTTTACGAGCATGTATATGGACACCTCCGTGGTGGGGGACGAGCAGTATCAGGCAGACAAGTGCAAGGCTCTGACGGAGTATCTGAAGCGTAGCGGAGAGAAGGCCGTAGATGCGACGGAGAAGGAGTGCGGAAGCGGAAAGGAGGACGTAGATGGCAAAGAGTAGCGGCGAGTATATCGACATGCTGTTTTCGCAGCTTCTCACGATGAGCATGGACGACAAGTATGAGTTTCAGGCTCTTCGTGGCGACTGGGGCAATACGAACAGCGCTAAGTATAACGACATGTTGGCTCGTTTCTGCCGTAACATACGCGAGCTGGCAAAGAACTGCCCTGTGAAATATTTTGCCTTTGCGTTCTATATGTTCGACGGCAGGATATACGAGGTGGTGGACGTGAGCGTCATCGAACAGGCGTATCAGCTTCTGTTGGAGAAGCTCTGTGTGGCGCCGGTGATGAACCGTACGAGCCTTCGCAAGGAGATATTCATCGCGACGATAAAGAACTATAACACTCTTGTGCCTCAGTTTGACATCGTGGCGTTCAGAAACGGCGTTGTGGACTTCACCTTATCCCGCAAGACGAAGCCCGAGGCGATGCCATTCTCTCCGCATTATCACGTGACGTACTATCATCCATACGACTTTGACCCCAAGGCGAAGTGTCCGTTGTGGAACCGCTTCCTTATGGACGTGCTTCCAGACAAGGACTCGCGTGACATCCTCCAGATGTTCCTCGGTCTTGGTCTTGTCCAGCGTGGTGACGCCTTTAACGTGTACGACGGCAAGGTGGTGAACAAGATAGAGCTGTGTCTGATGATGATCGGTTCGGGTGCTAACGGCAAGAGCGTCATCTTCGAGGTGATGTGTGCGCTGTTCGGTCCTGACCGCATATCGAAGATGGACTATGCCGACCTGACCGCCGACGGTGACGAGGGCATGCGCGGTCGCTATCCTATCCGTAACGCCATCTTCAACTGGTCGAGCGATTCTGACGTCCGCAAGTTCGGCAAGAAGAACACGGGTATGTTCAAGCGCCTTGTGAGCGGCGAGCCTATTACTTACAGAAAGCTTGGCGAGGACGTGTTTGAGTCGCGTTCTGTGCCTTACCTTATCTTCAGTCTTAACAGCGAGCCAGAGAGCAACGACACGTCTCTTGGTATGATACGCCGCTTGCAGTATGTGAACTTCGAGGTGACCGTGCCTAAGGAGAAGCAGGACCCTGAATTGGCTTCGAAGATTATCAACAAGGAGCTTTCCGGTGTATTCAACTGGCTGCTTGAGGGTGAGAGGAAGCTCAGAGAGCGTCACTTCAGATTCCCTGAGGCAGAGGGTTCGAAGAAGCATCGTATCATGGCTTATCTGAAGAGCCAGCCGGTGCTTTCCTGGCTGATGGCTTACGACATCAAACACCAGCGCCGTGTGTCGAACGAGATTGGTCTGAGGATTCCTGTGTCGTTGCTCTATGAGAGCTTCGTGCAGTTCTGTAACGACAATAACCTCGACGACAATGACATTCCTTCGAGCAACAAGTTCAGTAGGGTGTTGTGGGACGACTGCCACTTTGTGAAGAAGAAGACCCCGAAGTGTATTGCTTATGAGGTGTATGGCGTGACAGAGGCTGACCTTAGACAGCACTTCATCATATCAGAGATGACAGGTAAGGACTATGGTGAGGAGGTAGGGTTTATCAAGGAGGATGTGAAGTGATAAGATAAACATTAAGAAAGAAATGGAAGATAAGGAGAAGATAGAGCAGCCTTCTTTGGATATTCAGAAGATTTTGGATGATGTGATGGCTGCTGAGAGCACAGATGTGGTGTTTCTCGGTAAGAAGAGGAAGATAGGGTGGCTTAGCAATGGCACGGTGCGACGGTTTACGCATGTGGTGATGAAGGAGAAGAACGAGGCGAAGCGCAACTGCAAGCTTTGTGCCTTGGTGCTGCTTAACAACATCTGGAAGATACGTCTGCGTTATGCGCTGCTTTGGCGCTGGCTGTACTATGTGAAGGATGTGAATGCAGTGGAGATACTTCGTGTGGTGGATGTAGCGAAAAAAAAAATTCCATCGACAGCGTGCTCTCTGCTTACCATATTAGCGACCGGGATGACGGACGTGATGATGGCGATGACAAAGGAGGAAGTAAAAGCTATCCAAGCCGAACAAGCTGGGGCGCAGCCTACTCGTTAGCCGAGAAGTTCGGCTTCCTCTTTGAGCGTAAGTTCGGTATAAGGGCTTACGACTACTGGTGGGGCTACACGGCGGCTCAGATTGGGCTGATGGTGGCTGACCAGCCTCTTGTGGTGTACCCGAAAGGTGAAGCCAAGAACGCCGACGGCAGCAAGAAGCATACGGCGGAAGAGATGGACAAGCTTTGGGATGACTGGCAGAGGAAGAAGCAGAAAGAGGGTAGCTTAGTGGGAAAGAAGGTGAACCTCGGTGAGTATTTGAAGGGAGGCTTGTGATATTTATTGTTAACTTTTATTAAGGATAAAATATGATTGAGAAGTTTGTTGAAATTGTGGAGGACAAGGCAGCTCTTGAACTTGGGCTGCGTGTGATAATGGAGGTGGCAGAGACTAAGAATCTGCCGCCTGTTGGGGTGCTTCCCACGTTTAATGACGAGCTTATTGCTGATATGTTTAACAAGACGCTTGAGCTTGTTGCGGGGAAGAAGTTTCCTGAGGACGTGGGCAACTCGGAAGGAATCGGGTTCTTTGCAGAGAAGGACTAAGGGCAAAAGAAAAGCGGCTACCATCACTGGTAGTCGCTTTTTTTGTCAAAACAACATGTAAATAATCACTTATACGAAACATCCATTGCAAAAATACGATATTATTTTATTATTACCTTGAGTGGCAGCTTGCATTAACACTGGTTAACTATTTCTTTTTCTTTTGCGCTGTTGCCATTCCGTTTTGGAAGATGAGGCATTCCTCGCAGCGGTTGGGGTATTGGACCGGTAGGTGGAAATGGACGGTGTTGGACTCGGTGTCTATCTCGTCCTGCTTGATCTTGTTGTAGTCTGCGATAAGGGAGACTATCTTGAGCCAGTCGGGTGAGCCTTTCTTGGCTTTCTTCTCTGCTGCTACGAGCTTTCGCAGGATGGACTCCTTGGAGGTTTCCTTGGTAAGCTCCTCGGCTGTTATTTCCTCGGTCTTTGGGGCATTCCTGCCTTGCAATTCAGCGATGCGTGTCTGTACTGAGTCGAGGGCTTCGAGCTTGTTCATTTCCTTTGTAAGTTCGGCTTTTGGCCATGAGAGTCCCTTGCCCTGAAAGGCGACAATCCAAGCATCATACATGGAATTGCCCGCAGCCCGTAGGTCTGCATATATTTTGTACTCTGGACAAGCCATCTGGTACTGTTTTGTTTGTCTTATGAAATTCACAGACAATGAATAACCTTCCATATATAATTAGTTTTTAATAAGTCAATACTGTATATTTAAAATTATTTATGATTGCTGTATTTTTATATTGCTTAGTCTTTTTGTATATGCTATATCGTGGCAGATTATTATCTTTCTCCGCCTCATATACCGTATTATACCATGATACACAACTATTGTCTGGGGCTATTTTCAATACACACATACGCTTTCTTTGTTTTTTCGCAAATTTGTCCGCAGGTCTTTCTCCTTTATAGGCAAAACGGACAAAACATTCAGCATCTGCAATGCCATCACATTCCATTATAACTTTTTCTCTTGAAATGCCGGCAAACTTGGCTGCTGATTTCGTAAAATTAAATGAACATACAAAATTGCCATGTCTGTCATAAACGTCGATTGGAGTATTAAATTTATGCGCAACCATTGTTGTAAGCTGTTTGTTCATTCTGTTACCATAGCGGTTATTGTATTTTTGCGTACACCATTCCAAATTTTCCAAATGGTTGTTTCCCGGGTTTTCGTCCTTATGGTTTACCTGTGGGTATTCGTCTGGATTAGGAATGAAAGCGGATGCCACAAGCCTATGTATATAGTATTTCTTGTATTTCCCTTCTTTGTCGAGAAGGCGCACATACTTATATCCGACACCATTGTCAGATAATTTCAAGAACCTGCCTTCATGGTTGTAATAGACGAATCCGTTAAACTTTGGCTTTGAATAAGCATACACTCTCCCGTGAGTACTAATTTTGTAAAGGCCCTCATATCCTTGTATATCTTTCCATATTTCTTGGTCTTTCATACTCGATGCGTTTAAACAATCCCGATGATTAAATAAAGGGGAAGGCCCACCGAGACAGCCTTGTCAAGAGGTAGCTAATCCTCTCTATCCCCACCTGTAAAGTTACTAAAAACCAACGAGATATGCAACATTATTCATCTTTTTCTTCATTATAAATAAATTTTACAACACATCGACAATTCAAATGGAACGGGGGATAAGGGTCGCCGAAGTGGTGAATGTAAGTGGTTTCATCATCACAAATTGGGCATAAATAACTGGAACCGCGGAAGACCCTGAAAGCGATTGCGCCGTGTTCCTTACCGTACTGCTGTTCGGCTATTCCCCATGCCACGGCTACCATCTGACGGGCGTTCCTTGTTATGTTCTGGAACGCTGAATGGAAGATGCCTTTGCCGTAGGACGGTGTGGCTATGCTGATGTCCTTTGTCCTTGCCTTCGTGATGACAGAGGCGAGGTAGGGATTCTTGTAGCCGGTGCGGACGGACGAGAGGAGCTGCGTGTCGGTGTAGCCCATCATTATGCCTGCCTTGGACATTCTTACGATGTCTTCGGCGAAGTTACGGAGGTATATGGCGGTTCGCTGTGCCGATGTCTTGCCATAATATTCCGACGTTAGGAAGCTCTCTACCTCTTCCGATGAGATGTTGAGGTGTGTGGTGGCGGCTACGGCGTAGTCATGGATCTGGCGTTCGATGCCATCCGCGAGCTTTGAGGTGATGGTCTGGGCTTCGCGGAGAAGCGCCTGTTCGTTGGAGAGGACGTTTCCGCGACGGTACTTCCCTGCCGCCTGCGTGATTTGCTTGGCGGCAGAGAAGAGGAGCTTTGTGATGCGTGACTCGCAGGCGAGCTGCGCCTTGGAGCGAAGTGTGGCGTATTCTGCTGACATAGTGTTGGGAATTAAGAAAGCCTCTTTTTAGTGTTTACGGTTATAGGAGTCCCAATTGTTTCTGCCGGGGTAATTATTGTTCTCGTCCCAGTCTTTTCCTGACCGGTTGGGGCGTCCTGCCTTTCTTCCTCCTCCAGTGTTGACGTCGGAACCACTTTGCTGTTTGTTGATACGGGCGGTGGCTTCCTGCTGTTCTATGGCGTTCTCGGTTTCGTTGTCGGCACGCTGCATGTCCATGAGGAGGTCTTGCTGGTCTTCCTCCTTCTGCTCACGCATGATGCGCTCGAACTCTCCGTTCTTCGGGAAGTCGGGGCAGCGTTCAGATGCTGTCTGCTTGGAGAGGAAGTGGTTTTGTACGGCTGTGGCGAGGTTTGTGATCAGCTCCGTCTTGTTGGCGTGGGTGTACGGTGATATCCATGCGTTGATGGGAAGACCTGTCATTGTGGCTACGTAATTTTCCTCCGTGCCTATGCCGAACTTGCAGATGGTGACGAGCTTGTCGAGGAACGGCTGTAGCTTCTGTGCGTCGTTCATGGCAATCTCAAGAGCTGGCGAATAGAGAAGCTTTATGGCTACGCCTGGGAGGTCGCCAGACTTGAGTTCTGGCGGCTTGACGGTGAATGACAGCTCGTAGATGAGGTCGTATGACTTGTTGAGCTGTGTGGCGAATGCGTTGGACGCGTCCGTTCCGTTGAGGAATCCCGCCTCGCTGTCCGTGTCGTTCATCGCAATGGACTTGACGGCTCCGGTCACCTCATCTCCTACGATGTTGACGTCCTCTCCGTCTCCCTTGACGTAGAAGATGGGGAATGCGTATGCCTTGTTGTTCTCGCAGAGATAAGAGAAGGCTTCCTCGTAGTCCTCGATGTTGTGTTGCACCATGAACCAACAGGGTCCGTCCTCGTTACGTGCGTAAGCCACTGGCACGAACGGGAATCCGTGCGGTTTCTCTTCTACGAGATTATATCCGTCGATGCCGAAGAACTTGGCTACATACGTGATGACCTTCTGTGTCTTGCCTTGCGCTACGCTTCGCTTGAAGCGATAGAACTTGGTCTTGTCCCACACCTCTACCCATTCCGTTATCTCGTTGCCCTCGTCGTCAAAGTCGCTGAAACGTCTTGCGAAGCACAGGATGTCGCCGGTGAGTGAATCGAACTGCGGATAGAGTCTGTCGCCGCGGTCGTATGATAGCGTTCGTGTTCCGAACTTTTCGTTCTCGTCGAAATATCCCACGATGGCACAGTCAGCCACCTTCATGTATGCGCTGATGGCCTCGAAGAAACGTATTTCCATATCGTGCATGAGCCATCCCTTCTTGAATACATTGAGATATTTCTGAGCCTTGTCAGCCTCCTCCCTGCTGTCATCTCCGCTGTCAGCAAGCTCGAACTGCACGTCGTTGCCCGTAAGATGGAGCACGTGCTTCGTATGGATGAGCTGCTGGAAGGCGAACGCCGTTCTTGTGATGGGCTGCTGAAACCATTTGCCAGTGTCGGGGTCCTGCTTCCATATATCGGGATATTCCTTGGTGTCGAAGATGCGGTGTCCTGTGGGGTAGAACTCACGCAGGAAGTCAGCCTGTGTCTTTATGTTGCGATAGACAGAGTCTTCCGGCATATTAGGCGTTGCGTCTTCTCTGATGTTGGTTGTCCACGCTCCGTGCTTCTTGTATCCCTCCGGCGTAATCTCGAAGAACGGCTTCTTGACAAGAATCTCTCTAACCTTTAAAATCTCCATAATCCTTTTACCTTATTGTGTTTTTTCTTTGTTAAGCTGAAAATCATCCTGTAGAACCAAGACTCGAAGAAGTCGGGCGAGTGTCCTACGTATTTTTTTGCCTTCTTTTTAGGCATAAGTTTGAATCCCCTATCATCTCCGTCTTCATCACGTCTGAGCATCTTCCGCTCCTTCTGGAGAATCTGGCGCAGTGTCCACTTCTCGAATCCGTCTCCCGAAAACTTGCGCTCAAGCAGCGAGGCGTCTATGGATATGTGCCGTTCCTTTACCTTTTTGTAGAAGAGCCATGCGCACTGCGACTTGAGGTCTTTGTAGAGGTATTTGATGCCGTCTTCCTCCTTTCGTGACTGCGCCAATGGTGCAGCCTGATTGTTGAAGGGCACGGCATCCTTGAAGAATCCCTTGAAGTACTGTCCGATGCCCTGCATATCGTACGTGAAGTTACATTCCTCAACACCCCACTCACGCAATTTTGCCTGGACTACAGAAACGAGTGTCTTGGAGTCGATTCTTGACACGATAAGGTCCTTGCAGTGCCATCCTTCCCATAGCCACATCACGAAATTGTCACCTCCCGTGAAAGCGATGTCGGCAGAAGCCCGTCTGATGCCGTCGTCGGTCTGTTCGGCGTTGTCGAAGATGGCTTCGAGGTCGTCCATCTTTATCATGTCGTCTCCTGCCGCCTTCCAGTTCCAGTTGGCTTCGAGGTCGCGCATGCGCTGTTCCTCGTCCTGCTGCGCAAGGTTGGCGAGATAAGACACGTCGGTGGAGATTAGCTTGATGTTTTCGGACACGTCGGCACGTATGAAGGTGGCTGACTTGATGAACATCTCGAGCTTGGAATAGCCAAGTTCTTCGTAGCTGGGCTTCCAGAGCTTGTCGATGATGCCACGGCACTGCTCGTAGACCTCCTCGCGTGTGTCTCCCCAGTAGATAGAGTCGGGTGTGTCTCCGTCCATGAAGCAGTAGCGTATGACTCCGTCACGCTCCGGTATGATGTAGCCGTCTTCGTCCACCCACCAGTCGATGAACTTGCGTACCCATGACTCGGGGTCGGGGTTACAGGTTATCCAGAAGCGGTTTCGGATTTGTGATGCGTTACGGTTTGTCTTTATGAGGAACTTGAATTTCTTGAACGGTATCTGTGTACCCTCATCGACACAGATATAGGCATACTGACGACCTCGGAAACGCTCCTCGAAATCCTTTAGTGCTCCTTCGAAATACGAGAACTTGAGCCATCCTCCGCTGGCAAAGTTCCACGTCATGTCGTTCTGGGACTTGTTGTATGTGCCGAACTGGGAGAAGAGCTTGTAGGAATCGGAGATTAGGGACTGAAGGTCGTCTTTCTCCTTTCGTAGTATCGTGGCATGGAAGTCTGGGTTCTTGATGTCCTTCAGTGCCTCCATGAGAGAACTAAAACTCTTACTACCGCCGCGGGAGCCTCCAACGATCTTGATGTCTGCGTCGATGGCGAGCATACGTTCCTGTCCTCCCCGTTGGTCTATGATTTTGAGCCGGTCGGGGTGGCGTTTGTCTGCGTCTCGGAGAGACTGTATGTACTCCTGGGTGTAGACAGGAGAGCCGTCGCGTAGGCGGTATGGTGAGAGTTTTGTCATGTTATCCTGTTGATAATGGGGCGTTTATGGGGCTTTGTTTAATATTTTATGTATGTTTATGCAAAAATAATGGATTTTTCTTGGATAGATGTATATTTATGCGTATTTTTGCGATATAAAATGTATATTTATGCAATTGGTAAGGTGAAGGACTCACTTTACATAAACACAAATCAGAATGACGATAGAGGAACTATTGGAATTGGTGAACAAGAAGGAGGACACTTCTAAGTTTACCACACTCAGCAAGAAGAGCATTGACGACGAGCTTAATGACGTTCTTGGTGAGATGGGTGACGATGATGACGAGAATGACAGAATCGTTACCAAGTTGGCAAACCGACTCAAGCGCATGGACAAGAATCTGCACAAGAACATAGCTGACGAGCTGAAGAAGAGCAGAGAGGAAGCCGAGCGCAAGAAGAAGGAAGAGGAGGAGCGCAAGCGTAAGCGTAATCGCGCCAAGGAGAATGACGATGACGATGATGACGGCGGAGACGACGACAGAATCGCCAAGTTGCTCGCCAAGGTGGAAGCCCTTGAGAAAGCCAGCGCAGAACGTGACAAGGAAGCCGCAAGGAAGGCGACTCTCGAGTCAGTGAAGGCAGGACTGAAGGAAAAGTTCGACAAGGCCGGACTGGAGCTTAACGGCTTCTTCTTGAAGACCTCGCTTTCGAAATTAGAGATACCAGACAAAGATGCCGACATCGACGATCTGGTGTCCGAGGCCGAGAAGATCTATACCGCCGACTTCAAGGAAGCGACCGGCGAGAAGGGCATCCCCAGCAAGAATCACACCAGCAGCCCTGGCGGAGGCGGTGACGATGACAAGTTTATGGAAGAGATAGCCGCCCGTCGCAAGAAGCGTTTCGGCGATGGCAATGACGACTCGGCCAAGAAGTAACAGGATAACAACAAAAAATCAAGGTAAAAAGATTATGGACAACACTTCAATTTCGTACATGGACCAGATGGCAACGCGTGGTATGCTTAACCACGGTGCGACCATCATCCAGACAGAGGGTGAGGTAGGCGGCACCCGATACGTGTTTGCCGGTCTTGAGGCACTTATCAAGAACGCCTTCGTGCATCCGCCCATCGGCGGTAAGCTTGTGAATCCGTTCAATGGTCCCGCAAAGATTTACGCGGGCGACCTCTTTGAGCATGATCTCGGCTTCACCAAGGGCAACGACGGTCCTGGCGCTACCATCAAGGTGCTGAAGACCTACGAGGTAGGCAAGGCCACTGGAGCAGCAACAGACGTTGACATCTACATCGTTCGCAACGGCTTCGTGCACATCCCCTTCGTGGGCGACACCCTTATGGTGGCTCAGAAGGACTTCGCGACCAAGGCGAAGGGCGTGACCGTGACCGCGGTGGAGGCAACCACCGACGCGACAGCCGGCGACGTATGGAAAGTGACCCTCAGCGAGACTCTCGGCGCTTTGACCGCGGGCACTGTACTTGTGGAGGCAGAGAAGGCGGGCGCAAGCGTTCTGCCTATGGTGACGAATCCGAACTGCTTTGCCCCCTGCGACAACGACTTCCCGTATTTCCCTGCCGGTGGCGACAAATTTCACCAGCCTCGTACCAACATCAACTTCTGCATGCTGAATCCAGACTGCGTGATGTGGCTCGACCGTATGGGACCCGTTCCTCCTGCCGTAAAGGCGATGAACAAGTCGCTGTACCCGGAGTTCTGGCACATTTAACACTATTCGTTTAACGTAAAAAGATTGTTTTAGGATATGGCAAAAATAGATATTGGCATTGCGCAGCTTGCGAAGTTCTTCTCCGGTCGCGGTAACAACGAGTACCTTCAGAAGTTTCTGAACAAGGAGGGTGTTCTCCGCTGCAACTACGGCTGGTATAAGACCCAGGGTGACATTGACCCCAATCTCACTCCTACCACCAGTAATGGTGATGCGACCTTCAAGGTCCGCTCTCGCGACCTTACCCCTGCCACCCTTATGAGCCTTCGTGCTCCGTTGGCTGAGGGTCACCAGAAGGACAAGACAGGCTTCAAGTGGTATACGGCTTCCATCCCCGACTTTGCGGCAGACGGTTTCCGTGAGACCGCCATGGAGCGCTATCACAAGCAGAAGCTCTTGCAGGACGAGTTCGGCAACGACGCTGACGTCGTGGACGCATACTTGGACAAGGTTCAGGACCTGACAGACTCCCTTGACTCAACCATGACGTTCCTGACGGCTCGTGCTGCTTCAACGGCTCAGATTGACTACGACAAGATTTCGCGCGGCATTCAGGAGCCTCTCTACGACGCTAACGTGCCGAAGGAGAACTTCAAGAAGGCCGGCGCTCTTGCCTGGAACGACGCGAACTGCGACATCTTGGAGCAGATGCGCAAGATGGAGGAGGACTGGCGTAAGGAGTACATTCAGTACAAGGACTTCCCTCTTGTATGGCAGATGACCAAGGACGACTTCTACAACGTGTTCTTGAAGAACAAGCAGGTGGCCGAACTTTGGCAGAGCTGGGCTAAAGCGAACTACGTGGCTTACTTGCAGAACTACGGTCCGAACCGCGAGATGTTTCTGAAGTCCGTTTCGGACCTCAAGGGTCTCTCTACTATCGAGATTGTGGACGAGCAGGAGCAGAACATGCGCTTCGACGGTTCGGTAGAGGTGATTCACGGTTGGGCAAACGGCACTGTGGTGCTTCGTCCTGCGGGCAAGTGCTTCAAGTTTATGCGCAAGGAGATTCAGGACAAGCGCATCTTCGAGGCTCTTGGCAATAAGCTCGTGGAGGTGGCTTGGGCTACCACCAACGACGGTCTTGGTCTGCTCCGTAACATGACAACCGCCAACGGTATGTTCAAGGAGTTTAAGACAGACCTTTTCTTGGCTTCGGTCCCTGCGATGCTGGACTTCCCCTATCGCTGGATTATCGACATCACAAAGAAGGGTTAGATGGTTTAACGTAACTTGAGAGAATGATTATGGCTTCGGAGAATGGTTTTCTTTCGGTGGCTGACTACCTTATCAACAAGGTGAGGTTCGGTATACCCCGTGCGGCTCTGCTGTCCATCTTGGTGGACAGGGAGCTGGACGGCGGTATGGAATATCTTTCCTGCGAAAAGGATAAGGTTCGGCTGGCTTATGCCGACATGCTGAAATGGTATGTCCTTGGTGCGAGCAAGGTGAACAATACCTCTGATGCCGACAATAACTGGAGTCATACGGAGGGAGGATATGAACTGTCCTCGGCGGACATTGCTGCCTTGAAGGCGGAGGCTAACGCCATCTACGAGGAGCTGGACAAGAGTTCGGTGTTCAAGCGCAAATCGACCTTCCGTATGACTTCTCACGGCGTGAAGCGTGCGTCCCGTGACGGATGCGGGATGCCGGTTCCTCACATAATCAGATAACGCAGCATCATGGAGACAGGAATCATCAACAACCCACGCTATCCTCACAGGGTCACAATAGTGAGGCTTGTGCCCGGAAAGGGCGACGAGGACAATCCGTTCGCTGACGACGACGCTCCCGTGAACGACGAGGAGGTGGTGCTCTACGACGGTAAAGGCAGGAGCTTTACGGACACAACGACGACCGGTGACAAGAACGTGGACGAGAACAAGAGAAAGGCTTCGATACCAATGAGGTTCGACGACTGGAAGGCGGGTGGCTTTCCTCTTGACGGCGACACGATAAGAGTGAGGGTCGGGAACCATACCGAGGAAGGCATGGTGAAGGACTGCGAGGGAGATAATAACAGGACCGTGGTGTACTGGAGTCTGAGGAGGGTGTAAGAAGGCGCTTTAGGCGATGGGCCTCACTGGGCCTTTCTGAGCCTATCTGAGGGGCTGCTTGTTGGGGCTGACACCGTTTGTAGGAAGAAAAAAAGGAGGATTGTATGGCTAAGAGAGATTCTTTGGGTGAGCAATTCAGAGCTACTGTAAGTTCTAAACTTATGATTATAGCGAGCAAGACGATGAAGGATCTGCTACATAAGGCGGCACGTGAGATTTGCGCAAGTGTTGAGGACTATATGCAGGCGGCTGGCATGAGGAACATTACGGGTAATGCCTATCGTTCCTTTACCATAGGCATATACGAAGACCGTGAACTCATAGACATTGTCACTACCGAGGGCAAGAACCCGACGATGCGTACGCTGAGAAAGGGGCAGGCTTATCCTCTCGACAAATACTATGACGGCTCTGATGCCGACTCGCTTGGCAGGTATGTCGGAACGGAAGGACATGGCGGTCAGTATGGCCCGACGTTAGGAAGGGCGAGAATACATTCCATGACTTCCAAGAGCCGTGCGAGATGGCAGATGTTATGTATCTGCCCTGTGGAATATGCCCAGTATGACGCCCTGAACCACATACACAACATGATGAGTGCAGCAAGGGATGATATGGCTATAGCCATTGCGAACTGCGCCATAAGGGTGAAGGTTGTGGATCACGTAAAATCCGTATCGAAGTTCACAAAATATACGTAAGGCATGAACATTAAAGATATGTACTATGATGTCGGGAATGCTGTTAAGGGTGTTTGCGACAGGGTTTATGCCCATGACCGTCCTAAGGCTGTGAGTGACAGGCCAGACAGCTATATCGTGGTGGTATTTCCTTCTGTGATTCTTAACAATGAGATGAACAGTGAGGGGACGTTCAATGACTATACCACTACGGCTCAGATAGAGATATATGTGAGGAACAAGGTGTCGGCAAAGAATCCTGGGGCGTTTGACGTGTCTGCGGTGTCCGAGAAGGTCAGTGCGGTAATGAAAAAGTTTCCGATCTCGACGGACAACATCATCGTAATGAAACCGCGCGTTACGCTGCAAACGGACGACGGTGACGGTTTTGCGGTGACTATAGTGCAGGGACAGCTGAGGACGAGGTGAGAAGCTTATGATAGGCTGCTTGCCGGCTGGATATTATGAGAATGAATGTTTTTGGGATAATTTACTATTAAAAAAAAATTAAGGATTATGGCAATGAAGAAAATTCTTGAGCTTAAAGACCGATTTGTAGGTCCTAAGTCTATCTTGTACTCAAAGAGTCTGATAGACCTGTCGAAGGGGACAATCGAGTTTACCCCGGAGTTGGAGCTTCCCGTGGAGGTTGACTCACTGAAGGCAACGATGGAAGACCCGACTGTCAATCATTACAAGGTAATCGGTCTTGGCGGCGACTGGGCGACCACCGCAGAGCTTGGTGACTTTAACGTAGAGTTGGTTGTTCCTTCCAAAGCCAAGGACTTGCTCTCTGCGATGTTCGGCGGGGACGCTGTCAGCGAAATCACCAAGTTTACCATCAAGGGTTCTGGCGATGCGGCTCTTGACGTTACAACGGGTTATACCGGTACCGCATTGGAGACAAAGAAGTTTAAGATGACCGGTACTATCTGTATCGTAGACGAGACAAAGGAGAACCTGATGGTCATCACAAACCTCTCGCTCTATGCAACTATGCAGTGGGATGAGACAGGAACCAAGCCTGTTGCATTCAAGTTTAGCGGTTCTGTTGAGGGTGCTGGCTTGAAGAGCGTTGCTTGGCTTACAAAGGCGGCTGTGTCAGCGTAGCAGGAGCTAAGGACAGGAATGGGGGCGAGGAGCAGTGGGCTGGATGTGGCTGCTGCTCCTCGCTTTTTTTGGGGGCTGGCGCCGTTATGAGGAGAGTGAGAAGGATTGTTTTTTAAAATAGGATAATGTAAGGATGTTATGGCATACGGAAATATTGGTAGTTTGTGGTTGAGTCTTGGGATCAGGGACGAGATGAGCAAGGCCATCGAGAAGATAACCAAGGGTATGAGGGGCGTGGACGAGGCTACGCAAAAAGCTAAGCGGGAGGGAGAGAGTCTTGTCAAGGCGCTTGAAGGCATCAACGGGAATAACTTTGCGAGGGTATTCAGAGAGGCGAATGCGTATATCGCCAAGAACTCAAAAGAGATATCCGGCATAGCCAAAATACTCAAAAATCTTGAAGACAGCAACGCATTTACGGGGACGCTGTTAAAAGCCAAAGGGCTTGAAGAGACTGCGGCGGCTCTCAGGAAGGCTAACGCAGAACTGGCGACTCTTGCGAAGACAGGGGGCAAGGAGGCGGATGTCTCACAATGGCGAACGAAGATATCAAATGCTCTTGACTATATAAAGCTGCTTCAGGACATCATCGGTCAGGAAAAGAAGCTGGACAATACCAAGGCGCTTAACCCGAACGTGGACACGAAGAGCTTGGACAGCGCCAAGAAGTCGTTGGAAGGGTTCAGAGGAGAGATGACACGTCTTCTCCAAAGCGGTGGCGTGGATGACAGCAACGTGCTTGGCAGCTTCAAGAAGCTGCTTGATGTGGCGAAGAAGGATGTGCAGGACATCGTGGCTACGTTTAAGAAGGATAATCCGCTTTCGCTGTTCAGCGGTGGCGCAGCGAAGGTGGAGACAGATCTTGCGCGTGTGACGGAGAAGCTGGCGCGACTTCGTGACCTTATGGCGGAAGGAACACGGAAGGGCTTTATGACGGGTATGCTTGGCGGCAGCATCACGGAGCTTGACAAAATTATGACACGTCTTAACGCAGTGAAGCTGAATCCGACAATGCTGACTGACGCATCGCAGATGAGAAACCTTATCTCTGACGTGCTCGTGGAGATGACGAAGGCAACAGTGGCGGAGAGCGCGTATAGGAGAGAGAGGGGTAAGACGGTTGAGGTTGAGAGGGCTGTAAACCAGGAGATATCGAACGAGCATAAGGCAGCGCAGCAGGAAAGGGAGCGCGACTTGCAGGCACTCTCGGACTATACCAAGCGGTATATGGAGCTGCAAGAAGCTAAGAGGAAGGCGGACGATAAGGCGGCAAAGGATGCGAAAGACAAAGCACGTAGACAGTCGGAGGCAGAACAGAGACGCATAGCATCGGATACGGCGAAGATGTCGCGACTGTATGCGTCGATGGGATTGGGCATTGGCAAGGGCGAGCGTGTTGGCAAGCGCGGACTGGAGCTTGGTGTGAATACCGCTGCGCTTGACAAGGCTTTGAGCGAGGCGGCGAAATTCAAGAAGACGATTGAGAACACCGTTGTCTCCATGATGGGCAAAGGAGACAGACCGGCATACGAGTGGTATGCGGCGCAGGTGAACCGTCTGAAGGAAAACCTGACAAACGCCACAGCGGCGCAGAAAGAGCTGAACGCGGCACAGGAAAAGGCGAACAGAGAGGCCGCGAGAGACGACGCTCGGCGAAGAGCGGAAGAGAAGCGCAAAGAGGCGCAGGCCGCAAGGGAACTTGCGCAGGCTGAGAAGCAGAGATTTTCTGAGATAAAGGCAGCGGAAGCTCGTTATGACTCGCTTGGGAACAAGGTGCGGGCGTTGAGACGTGAGTTTAGCCGTGGTGTGACATTGGGTGCGGATGTGAGCAAAACAGAGGCGGAGATACGCCGTCTTATCGGCATTATGCGCTACCTTATGACGCTCAAGGACAGACTTGCATCGGGAGACTTTAACGCTCTTGGACGTTTGGGAAACACAGGCTCGGGACATGACACCACGCTGGCAGGACGAGTGCTGCAAGACCAAAGAGCGATAAACGCTGCGCAGGAGAAGACGAATCGCGAGAAGGAGAAGAGCATTGAGCTGGAGCGAGCACACCAGCAGGAAGTGGTGCGGACAGCTGCTAAGGTGAGGGGGGATTTGGCCAAGGCTTTTGAGCAAGCCAAGAACCATTCTTTAGGCATGAACTCTACGTTGCAGGATCTGAAGTCGCTGTTTATGCAGGGCGGCATAGTGTACGGAGCGCAGCAGTTCCTGATGAGCGTGATACAGACGGGCGGTGAGCTGGAGAAGCAGCATATCGCATTGCAGAGCATATTGGGCGACATGCAGAACGCGAACACCATGTTTGGACAGGTGAAGGAGCTGGCGCTGAACTCGCCGTTCACCTTCTCCGAGCTGAACAAAGACGTGAAGCAGTTGGCAGCATACGGCGTGGAGTATGACGAGCTTTACGATACCACAAAGCGCCTGGCAGACATGGCGTCAGGACTGGGCGTGAGCTTCGAGCGCATAGCATTGGCGTTCGGTCAGGTACGTTCGCGTGGATGGCTTGACGGCAAGGAGTTGAGGCAGATATCGTACGCCGGTATTCCTTTGTTGCAGAAGCTTTCGGAATACTACTCAAAACGCGAGGGCCGCAAGGTATCGACAAGCGAGATAAAGACCCGTATATCAGGACGAGGCGTTGACTTTGAGGACGTGAAGAATGTGTTTTGGGAGATGACCAATGCGGGCGGTCAGTTCTACAACATGCAGCAGGTGCTCAGTGAGACTCTACTTGGCCGTTATAACAAGCTGAAGGACGCATGGGAAATAATGCTGAGTGACTTTGCGAGCGGCAACAATGTTGTGGGCAAGGGACTGAAGGGCATCATCGACCTTATTACAGAGTTGGTACAAGCACTACACTCGATGGCTCCTGTTGTTGCGGCAGCCTTCTCTGGATTTGCCATAAAGCGCTTGTGGACAGCTCTTGGCGGCGGTATTGGCTCTGCCCTTCTCTCGGGAAAGGCAAGCATGGCAGCGGACATACAGCAGAGAGTGCTGATGGGCGAAAAGGTGAGCGAGCAAGAGCTACGCATGCTGCGAACCAAGAAGCAGATAACCATAGAGGACCTACAAGCCTTGGCAGCTGCAAAAGCACTGAGCAAAGCAGAGCTTGACCGCATGCTCATAACAAAGAGCATAACGCCAGAGATGTATAAGCAGATGATGGCAGAAATGGGGCTTGCGTCAAGAGCATGGACATTGAGGGGTGCATGGAGCGGCACTTTGGGCATGATAAAAGCAATACCGGGAAAGATACGCGCGATGGCGGCGTCTACAGCAGCATGGTTTACGGGTATTAGAACGGGTACCATGTCGGCAAGAGTAGGCTTTGCGAGCATGTGGACAAGCTTCAAGTTGCACGGAGCAGCAGCCATTAGTGTTATAGCAGCCGGTGTGAAGACGCTTGGAGCGACACTGTGGACAGCAATAGGCGGACTGCCAGGCTTGCTTATAACAGGCGTGACAATGGGCTTGGGCTATTGGTACTCGAAGAACGAGGAGCTGAAAAATGCTATGAAGCAGACCGCCGACGAGTTGCAGGACCGATACAAACAGCTTAGCGACTTCCTGAAAGAGAACGACGCGAGCAAGGCTATAGCTGAAGGCGACAGCAAGGCAATAGACAACATGATAGACGAGTATAAGGAGAAAATAAAGCAGATAGCTCCTTATAACTACAACAACCTTGTGATGAAGGCAGATGAGAGAAAAAGCCACGAGGAACGCCTGAGATATTTAGCGGACGAGCTTGAGTTGCTTCAAGAGTCGAACAAGATATCGCAAGAGAAGCTTTCGGACAACGGCATGTACAAAGAGCTGAAGGACGCGCTGATGAGATCGAGTGAGGCATTTGACAGCATAGACAAGACAGCATCGGGCCTGATGGCAGGCGGCGCTGACAAGGATACGGCACGAAAGAAAGCCTTTGGACTGAGCCTTGACATGGAAGCGACTACCGAAAATCTCAAGAAAGAGATAGAGAAAGCTTTTGGTGACATAAGTAAGGATAGGACTGCGCTTGAGGCCGCAAAACTGAGCATGAGCAACATATTTGCCCAAATGGGAATATCGGAGGAGAGAGCCAACGAGATAAGGGCAAGCGTGCTGCAAGCGTTTGGCGTGACGGACGGATGGCTCGAAAGCCAGGTGGGAAGCGAGATGCGCCAAATGATAGACAACGTGGCTCCAGAGATAGCCATGAAGATACGCTCGGGACAGAAGCTGAACGAGGCCGAGACAAAGAAGGTGAAAGAGCTGATGGACGACGCGAAGAGAAACCTCACGCTGAAATATCCAGAGTTTGAGACAACCTTGCAGAGATTGCTTGCAGCCTCGCGATTTACCGCAGTAATAGACCTTGTGGTGAACGACGCGGGAAAATACGGAGACGTACAGGGAACGATGGCGAAGCGTATGCCAAAGTTTAGTTTGGTAGAAAAGAGCAAGAGGGACCAATACATGAACTATGTGAGCACTTGGGGCAAGCAAGACTCATGGTACGAGGCACGCAATTCGGCAAAATCGGAAATAGACAGACTCAAGAATGAATATAACGCGGCAAAGAAGTCGAAGAGTCCAAAGGAGAGACTGAACTGGCTGAAATACCAATACGACAATGCCGTGAGTGCAGCATTGGACCTGCTGAACTATGACTACAAGGGAGAGGACAAGAAGAGCAACAAGGTGCCTAAGGGTAAGGGTGACAAGGAAGATAAGGTGCTGAAGGCTTGGGAGGAGCGTCTTAATGCGTTTAAGTCTGCCCGTCAGATGTATCAGAAGTATAAGGGGCTTCCCAACTGGGGAGCCAAGAAGGCTGACGATATGGTCAGAGGGCTGTTCCCGGAGGTGGGCGACCTTAGCTTCGACAAGTATTTAGAGAGTCTGGAGAAGTTAGAGGGGGCGCTGAAGGCTACCACCACGGAGAGAAAGAAAGCCATTACCGCGCTGCATAGGGAGAGAAGCGAATGGAAATATTCCGAGATGCTGAAGCCCGAGGCAGACCGACTGGCAGCTGACTTTGCGGAGATATTAGAGAGAGGCATCCGCCAGGCAGACCTCCATAAGGCGCTGATGGAGAAGACCGGCGACGAGGACTTCGCCTCACTCGCCTTCAGAGACGGTATGATGTGGGATGACCAGACCCGCGGTATGGCCCAGATGTTCGAGGAGATGACCGGCAGGAAGATAGATGGTCTGCTGGACGCTACCGACGCCACAGCCAAGAAGGCATTGGAGGACAACACCGACGCCTATAACCTGTGGAAGAAGATAACCGACCTCGTCAGAAACAACTATACGGGTTACCTTGAGAAGGCCGCTGACGCCATCAAGGAGACGGCGACTTGGGAGGAGAAGCTGATTGCCGTGGACGCGAAGTGGGACGAGCGCATAAAGCAGGCTGACAGACGCGGTGACACTTCTACTGCCGAGCGTTTCCGTCAGATGCGTGACAAGGAAAAAGGACAGGTAATGGACGCTCAGTTCAAGCAGAGCCAGGACTACCTAAACTTCTTCGGTGCGATAACGGAGATGGGAGAGATGAAGGCACGTGAAGTGGCGTCAGAGATACGTCAGCATCTTGACACGGCCCTGAGAGACGGCAGCATCGACGCAAGAGAGTATGCAAAGCAGATACAGCAGATAGACGAGCAGCTGCGCAAGCTGAGCGAGCGCAGAAAAGGCTTCTTCAACGGCGGTATCGTCGGCATAGCCGAGCGTAAGACGGAAGAAGGCAACGCGAAAATCTCAATGGGCGCGACCAGCGTGGCGGCTGGCAAGGAGAAGATCCGCGAGGGCAGGATAAAGGGTGACATCGGCCTTGTGGCGGAAGGACTGAAGCTCAAGATGACCGGTGAAGACCTTATCAGAACCGGCAAGAAGCTGGTAGGAGAAGGTATGACGCTGAAGAAGCGCTTCGAGAACATCGGCAGCGCCCTCGGCGAGATAGCCAATATCGCCAACGGCATAAGCGACGCCTTCAACCAAGTCAAGGACATGGCAGACGCCCTCGGCATAGACACCGAGAGTGACGGATGGCAGGACGCGCAGGCAGTGATGTCGTCGCTGACCTCTATCACGGGCGGCATCTCGAAAACCTTCAACGCCGTGAAGAGCGGTGACATCGGCGGCGCTGTAAGCGGTGTGGCAAGCATCATAACAGGCCCGATAACCGCCTTCGCCAAGGCCCATGACGCTAAGAAGGAGCGTCAGATAAAGCTGGCGGAGCGTGAGCTGAAAGCCCTTGAGAACATGCAGACTACCATCAAGAACGCCATCGAGGACAGCTTGGGCGGCATCTACAACTACCGTATGGATGCGAAGACGACGGCCAAGATGAACCGAATAGTCGGCGACTACGAGACGGGCGAGAAGATCAAAAATATGCGCATCCATGGCATCGGCACCAATCCGAGCGCCTACAGCAAGGATACATACGAGGCTGCACAGAAGAGCCTTGCAGACCCGACAAACGCCTACCAAGCCGAGCTGACGGGCCTGATGGCACAGCGAGACCAGCTACAGCGTCAGCGTGCCAACGAGGACGCCAAGAAGAAGACGGACAAGGACAAGCTGGCCGACTACGACCAACAGATAGAGGAGATGGAGCGCTCTATAAAGAACGCCGCCAAGAACTTCCTCAAGGAGCTGTACGGCGTGGACATGAAGAGCTGGGCAAGCCAACTGACAGACGCCGTGGTGAGTGCTTGGGAAAATGGCGAGGACGCCATCGACGCCTACAAGAAAAAGGCGAAGGAAATGGTGAAGGACCTCACGAAGAACATCATCTCGCAGAAGATAATGGAGCAGGCCCTTCAGAAGCCCCTCGACTTCCTGACACAGCAGATAGAGAAGAAGGGCAGACTGGACGAGTATGACGTGACACAGCTCGCCTCCGACCTCTACTCAGCCGGTGAGAACAGCGTGGCGAACATCACCGCCGTCCTTGAAGAGCTGAAGCGCAGAGGCTGGGACTTCTCCGAGAGCGGCAGTTCATCGGCCACGAACACCATAAAGGGTGTGACGGAAGAGACCGCCGACCTCCTTGCCGCCTATCTGAACGCCATCCGCCTGGACGTGAGCGTGAACCGCGAGAATATCAAGGCAATAGCCACGAACGTGTCGCTCCTCCCTGCGATGAGCGAGATACAGAAGAGCCAGCTTGCAGCCATGAACCAACTCGTGACGCTCGCCCAGGTGCGTAACGACCGCATAGACGAGATAGTGACGTGGACCCGCAAGGTGAGCAACGGCTCGTCAAAGATTTACGTGAAATAAAAAAAGAAAACCACATGAAAGAAAGACAGTTATCCGACAAGATGAAGGCAGAGGCTATGGGACTGGGCCTCTGCCAGCAGTGGACAAACGAATGGGAGGACAACACCTCGAAGGACGAGATGGTGAGGAAGTTCGTGCGCGGTATAGACTTCTGCATAGACCACGACTGGCCCGACGTGAAGACCATAAAGCGTCAGTTCGGCGACGTGATACACAACCACGGCGTATGGGCGGACGAGAACGTCAGCGTGACGAACGCCCCGATGACCATCCTCAACGGAGAATGCGTATGCGACGCGACGTTCGACGGGACGGGCGCGGGCGAGGTGTACGTCCGTCATGGGAGCGTGCTCAGAGTGAAGGCGACCGGCTACGCACGGGTGTTCGTGACGCTGAGGGACGCGGGAGAGGTGTATGCCGAGACGGAAGGTCACGCCAAGGTGTTCGTATACAGATACGGCGGTGAGGTGAGGCTGGCGGCAGGCGACGTGACGGTACGTGAGAAGAAGAAAGAATAAAAAAAATATCGGATATTGCATAAATATTCACATCATAGTGTATATTTATGCAATATTTTTACTAATTTTGGGACTAAAAGAGAGCAGTATGCAATATTATAAAGTGTTGATGCAAAGAGAGACGGCAGGAGCTGCCGTAACGGACACCATTTCGGCGTTCGGCATGTACTGCATGGACATTCCCTTCATGATGGCGACCAAGGCAAAAGAGCCTTCGAAACGCGAATGGAAGGACGAGGACGGCGACGACGAATACATACCCGTCGAAGGTCTGAAGATGAGCGCCTATGAGATGAGCGTGAAGTTCGGCATGAAGGGTAACAAGGACACGGCGAACAAGAACCTGAAAGCCTTCCTCGACTATCTGCGCGGCGGCACGATGAAGCTGTACTGCGACTACACAAAGATAGGCAGGCAGAACGTGCGCTTCGTGAGTATCGGCGAAGACGCTACGCTTGTAAGAGACGCCAACGGCGACTTGCTGATAACAAAGATTACATTCAAGGTGAACGATCCTGTCACCGACATAACCCTTACGATATGAAAGAGCGTATACGAGTGTACCATAAAGACGGAAGTCTTCTGAACGACATGGAAGGCAATGCCGTGGAGCTTAGCGCCGTGGAGATGACGGACGGCTGGATGGAGGACTGCTTCGTGCAGACCACCATCGAAAGCGCGTACCCCATAAACTTCTCCATCGGCGACTACATCGTATACCGTGGCGAGCGCTATGAGCTGAACTACGACCCCGGCAAGGCGAAGACAGCAAGAGCAGGCAGTGACAGAGGCGCTTTCAGATACGAGAACGTGAAGCTGAACGCCTTGCAGGACGAGCTTGTGAGAGCGCAGTTTCTGGACGTGGTATTGGGAATGGAGAACACGGAAGAGCAGACGATACCCTACACAGCCCTTCCAAAATTCGGCTTCTACGTGCAGACCGTGGACGACCTCCTGGACCGCATACAGGCGAACATGGACGAGCAGATGGGCGCAGGACTCTGGGCGCTGTACTCACGAAACAAGGAGCGCAGTCTGCAACGAGGCTGTGACGGAACCGTATGGGAGGAGATGTACGGCAAGGGTACTACTGAGACCATCATAGACTCCGCCGCTCTGACCATCGACAACCAGAACTGCTGGAACGCCCTCGCGTTAGTGAACTCGAAATGGGACATCAACTTCGTGGTGAGAGGACGCAATGTCTTCGTGGACACGACGGGACTGGAGGTTCCGTACGAATTTGTCTACGGCAAGCGCAGGGGTCTGTACGAGATAACACAGACCGCTGATGACAGCCAAGCCGTGACCACCCGTCTGCGTGCCTACGGAAGCGAGAAGAACCTTCCGACACATTACTATGCCAATCTGTGCGTGGACGTGTTCGGAGAAACGTCGAAGATAAGCCATCTTGCCTCCTCGACGAACACCGTCCTGCATATAACCATCCCGAGCCTTAGCTGGGCGGCAGCGGGCAGCTACTTCACGTCAGTGAGAGACGGATCGACAGCGGAGAGCAGAGAATATAACGTAACCGTAAAGGCGGGCGACGTGGAAGGCAGAGGCTATGCCGTGTCGTCAGCACGAAAGGAGGGCGAGGGGACAGTCACGATAATCCTGAACTCGTCAAACGACGAGTACGGAATGACGGTAAAGAACGTGGAAGACTTCTACACCGCAGTGATGAAAGAAAGAAAGGTGTACTTCCTTCAAGGCGTGAACAAGCAGAGCTTCCCCTCGAAGAACATGATCGTCAATACGGACCAGATGCCGTCCCACATGGCGGTGACAAGGCTGATGCTGCCGGGATTTCCCAAGATGTCCGTAAAGGAATGGTGGGACACGCAGGCTACCGAGGAAGAGAAGGCTTGGATAAACCCGAGCGGCAAGGAACACCTTCTTTCCGAGCTGAAGAACCGCCCCTACGTGGACTCGGTGAACATCAAGGAGCTTGGCGTGAGAAACGGCAGCGTGATGTTTGACACGGAGAACAAGAAGGAAGGCATCATCGAGATATATCCGACCATCGAAGAGATGACGGTGGACGGACAGCGCATAGACGAACTGAACAGCGGTTCTGCCATCAAAGACAACGGCATCTTCAAGGACGTACAGACCGCGCCTCCCTTCTCGGTGACGCTTTCCCCGAAGGTGAACTTCGACATAAACATGCTGAAGAAGGAGGACTTCACAATCAGCATGAAGGACGGCAAGTGTGGCGGCAGAGAGTTTAAGGTGAACGGATCAGTGAAGGAGAACGGCGTGTGGAAGCTGACCCTTGACCGCGTGAAGGACGACGCCTTAGAGCTGTACTTCCCGAACAAGGACTTCCAGATAGAAAGCGGAGACCACTTCGTGCTGACCGGCATAGAAATGCCCGACTCTTACGTGGAGGCGGCATCGGCAAAACTCCTGAAATACGCCCTCGCATGGCTGGACAAGAACGACTATACAAGATACGTGTTCGAGCCAAAGGTGGACGAGATATTCATGGCGTATCAGCATGACAAGGCGAAGGCAGACACCACCGGCAAGACGGCGAGCCTTTACGAAACCCTCAAGGCAGGCAGTCTGCTGCACTTCAGCGACACAGACCTGAAGATAGACAAGAGCGGCGTCATAGAGAGACTCATCATCCGTGAGGAGCTTGGCAGCATCCCCACTTACGATGTGACCATCAAGGAAGACAAGGACGTGGGAGCGCTGCAAAAGATGCAGGACGCCATAGACACGGTCACGATGAGCGTGAAGTCGGGTCTCTCGTCGGCACAGATAGAAGGTCTGATACGCAGCAGGGGAGCGAAATACTTCCTCTCAAAGACAGATCCTGACACTGCACAGGACGTTATCCGCTTCCTTCGCGGTCTTACCGTTGGAAGGACTGGGGACGGATATGGCGTGACGGGTGAGGGAGCTGCCACGCTGAGCAGCTGTGTGGTGGAGAGCGTACGCAACGCTGAGGCTACCGACGAGGACCGAACCATCGTGGGCGGCAAGGGCTTTGACCTCTATATGGGCAAGGACGGCAAGAGCCACCTCTACATTGACTACCTGACGACAAGGACGAAATTCTTTGCTGCGAGTGCGGAGGTGAGAAAGGTTAGCTATTCGGGCGGTACTACGCTCTTCTCTAATGCGGGCAGCACGATAATGAAGGTGGCTCACGTACTGGATGATGCCGGAGTGACTATCGGCTACAAATGCTATGCTGCTGCTGATGACGGCACAACACGGACGGCTAACTGGTGGCATGTGGGCATGATGGCGCTGTGCCAGACCTTCAACGTGAAGGCTGGTGAGACGGAGAACCTTCAGAACCGCTACTACTGGCGTCTTGTGGTGGGCACGGGACAGGAAACATTAGAGGACGGTAAGCTGTATGACTACGTGATACTGTCAAACAAAAGGACGTTCATGGGCAGCGAGGCTTGCGTGCCGGTGACATCACAAAAGGTGATAGGCGCTGACGGCAAGGCGTTAGTGTTCGGCGATGTGATGATACAGGTGACCACAACGGGCGAGAAGCAGAGCTTGGCGGCGGTGTTCGAGGAGCAGGAGGGCAAGACTACTGACGACGGCAACAACGTCATAGCAAACCGCATGTTCTTCGGCTACGAGCCAGCCGCAGACGGAGGAGAGCCTGACGTGCCGCAGCCCTACGACGTGATAGTACAGGCAGGAGACCAGATTCAGTGGAACCGCTTCGGAAACCTTATAAAGCTAACGACATCTACGGAGGACGGAAGCGACAACGGAAACGCTCCTGCCATTGCGATGTATCATGCGATGGGTGCGCCTTACAAGACGGGGGACACGGTGAATCCGTATCAATGGAAAACGCTGACTTCATTAGATTCCCCTCTCCTTGTGCTCAAGAATGCCAAGAACTTCAAGTTCTTCACCGATGACAACCCTGACAATATCATCGACCCTGTGACGGTGACGTACGACCTTGTACCATCCTCGGAATATATCATCCGCAAGCCGAACTCTCAGACGGCGACCCCGGACGACATTACCTTCACGCTTCGCAAGCGCACGGGCAACGTGACTGAGGACATGAAGGACGGATATGTGCTGACGGCGGACTACACTACCACTGCGGGCGAAAGCAAGAGCGGCGTGGCGATAAACCGCCTGTCTGACATTGGCGTAAGCTTTTACCTCCTCGCTTCGGTGGCGGTACGGGCAACTGTCAAGGCGGACAACACCACCGTAACGCTGACACTTCCGATTCTTTCCGACGGCGCGAAAGGCGATACGGGCACAAGCTTTAAGGTGCTCGGCTACGCTCTTGCACATGCCAAGACATACGCGGAGCTACAGCAGATAACGCCTACGGACGGCGGTCTGTATCTTGTGGACGACACAACGGGTATGGAAGGCGGCGGAAAGAAGCCTTGCGTGGTGCAGTGGAAGAACGGCAAGTATATCGTGTGTGACTCAAACGACGGCGACTCGTATAAGATAGGCGAAATACTCTGGACAAATACTGGAACCTACTGGCTTGACATCGGCAGCGTGAAGGGAGAGGGTGTGGTGATATCGGACATGAGCGTGACGTACGCCATATCTGACAGCGCTACGGTGACACCTACGGAATGGCAGTCGGCCATCATCGCCGCCACCGACGCGAAACCCTATCTCTGGACGAGGACAACGGTGACCTACAAGGATTCGGAGGGAGAGCATACGACGGTGTCATACGCCATAGCCTACAAGGGCAAGGACGGCGACAAGGGAGACCCCGGAGCAAACGGCAAGGACGCTGTGGAGTTTATCTTGAAGAATGCGCCTCTTGTGTTCGACACAGACGAGAACGGCGTGGTATCGGCAAGTGTCAGCAAGACTGCCACCATACAAGTGATGCGTTCCGGTAAGAACATCACATCGGAGGTGAGAAATCTTTTCCCAAGCAACAGCAACATAGGATGCGGAAAACCGACGCTGACAAAGCAGGAGGACGGCATAGGCGTGACTATATCGGGGGCTTCGATAAACAAAGACAGCACGCTCGGTGTGAGTGTGACGAGCGGATACGTTATCGTGTATATGACTATCGGAGGTACGCTGTACTCTCAGCAGATACCCTTTATGGTGAACGTGGCGAAGTTTACGGGCGCTATATCGGCTGACAACAAGAAGCTGCGGACGGACTATACGGAGCTGACGAACCGTGTTGGCACTGTGGAGACGGACGTAAACGGCATTCCTATCAAGACACAGGGAGAGCTGACGAAATACACCTCGACCATTGAGCAGACGGCACGTGAAATATCGCTGAAGGTGACGGAGGAGACCGTGAACATGGCACGTAACTGCATCGTCGGCTCGGCGCTGAGGGAATATGACGAAATAACGCCAATCAACGGTACGAAGAAAGTGACGATAATGACGGAGGGCGTGGGTGGTACTAACTATGCCCAATGCTACTGTATCGGAGCCACTGCAAACTCTTGGACGGGCCTGTACTTCAAGGACGTGCGCGTGAAGCCGCAGACAAAATACATATTCAGCGTATGGATGAGAATGACGGCAAAGCCCGACAATGGCAGCTACGTGGCTATAAAGACATACAACACCTCCGTGACTGGCACGGAGGTGGCACGCATCCCGTTCCCTGACAGTCAGACACTGAACGTTTGGGCATTGTACAAGGTGGCGGTGAGCGTTCCGGCAGCATGTAACCGCCTTCTGATAGAGACAGGCGTGAGAAAGAACGGAGCGATAGACCTGTGTCGTCCGATGCTGGAAGAAGGCGATACGTACCAAGGCTGGAGCCTCTCGCCTTACGACGTAACCATAGACGATGCAGTGGTGGCGACAGGCTTAGACATCAAGAACGGCATCATCAAGGCAACGGCTGATAAATTCGAGATAAGAAACAACAACGGCGAACAGACGGCTGCCGTGAACGAGAAGGGACGCTTGGAGGTAAAGAGCGGTTTGTTTTCGGGTTTTATAGTGAAGAAGATGACGACACTCACTCCTGATAACATTTCCGAATATCTTAAAAGCTCACAGAGCAATGGCTATTTAAGCATGGACTTCTCGGCAGCTGGCTCATACGTGTGCTTTACGGGCGCGATGAAGGCGAAATATGGAGACGATTATCCTTCACCTGTACTTCCTTTTTACAATATAGGCAGTATAAGTGCATCACTCGGCGTAACGGCGGAAGAAGCAATATCCTACATAGGACAAATCGTGATAATAGCGAACAAGAGCGACACGACGGTAAACGTTATTGGCGGAGGAACTATCAATGGTGGCGGCACACAGTCGCAGTGGATAGAAACGGGCTACATGGCTGTGTTGGCTTGCGAGTTCGAGTACACATCGGTAAAGAGCTATAAAATAGTATGGAATGGATATTGTGTAAAAATATAAAATATTAAGATATGAAAAAGATACGTATAGGCAATGACATTAACTTCCGATGGACTGTCAGACGTGGCGGAGAGGCAGAAAGCTTTGAGGGGAAAACTGTCAAGGTTCTGCTGCGTAATACGTATGGTCATCGTTGTGATATTGACTGGCATACAGAACCAGGCGGTATCATCGCTGGCACGTGCTACGGCTCTACGCAGCATTACCTTGGAGCGTACACCCTCACATTAGTTGAGAACGATGGCGAACGAGGCATGAACACTGTAGATAAAATTGACGTATGGCAGCTTGTGGCACAGCAGGATAGTTCTGTTATGGAGACTAAAAATGATTGTGGCGGTTCGCAAATAGAAACCGTCACGGCTCTCATAGAGTCGGAAATAGGCCTTGGTGGAGCAGCGCAAGTGACAATAGATGTGGAATTAAACGAAGAGTCATACAACGCCATCGCCAATGCGTCTGTAACAAAGGCTTTCAAGGAAGTGCGTAAAGATGTTGACTCTTTGAATTTGGAAATGAAGGAACTGAAACCACGTGTTGAGACGTTGGAAGAAGCTAAATCAGAAGCAATAGACCTAAAGGGCATTGATGATGCCTTTAACGAGAGCATATAGCATTACAATGAGATTTTTACAATCTATATATCAATGTTTCATTAATTAATTTTTTTAATAATTATGGCAAAGTATTTAGACGAGAATGGTCTGTCAAGACTCGTTGTGAAGACCAAAGAGTATGCGGATAATTCTTCCGCAGCAGTGAAGACAGCTGTAGATGGCTATACCGTCAACGGCAAAAAGATCAGCACTAACCCAGTGATTACAAAGGCTGATGTGGGCTTGGCTAACGTGGACAACGTTAAGCTGATACCTGCATTGGAGAAGGGTGCGGCGAACGGCGTGGCAACTCTCGGCACTGACGGCAAACTTACAGCGGCACAGATGCCGGCAATGAAGACGGTTAACGGTGAGAGCGTCGTGGGTTCTGGTGACATCAAAATAGACCTGTCACTCTACAAGGTTGTCACTGACCTGCCTACGTCAGACATTGATGCCACGAAGATTTACTTGAAGCTTGCTTCAAGCACAGCTGAAAAGAATGTCTACGCGGAGTATATTTATACTGGTGACACAACGGCAGCATACGACGCATCAAAGTGGGAAAAATTAGGTGAGGCGCAGACATCAATTACCGTGGATGCAGCATTATCTACATCATCGACCAATCCGGTTCAGAACAAGGTTGTCAACTCGGCTATCGAGGGTTTGAAGACATCTGTAGGTAACGTACAGTCTGACCTCAATAGCAAAGTACGGGACCTTCAGAGTAAGAATGCGACACAGGACACAGAGATTGCAAAGAAGCTAAACGCGTCAGCATACGTAATAGATGCTGCGCTCAATGCCACTTCAACCAATCCAGTTCAGAACAAAGCAGTAAATACTGCGCTCGCCAACAAGTTGGACAAGTCATCCTATGTGGTTGATGCCGCTCTTAGCGCATCATCCGCAAATCCAGTACAGAATAAGGTTGTGAATACTGCGCTTGGACAGAAGGTAAACACCACCACCTTCAACACCGAAATGGCGAAGAAGCTCGACAAAACCACTAAGGCTTCGGACACCGTTCTCGGTCTTGTACAGACTGGTCATGTCGCTTCAGACGGTGAGCTGCCGCTGAAGGTGGACTCTGACGGAAAGGGCTACGTGGTAATCGAGTCAATGTCCACAGAGGATATTGACGCATTGTTCAAGTAGTTAGTTTCAGGAGGGTATGTCAGAATACATCTTTTGGGCATACCCTCACTTACTCAAAACCTATAAAACGTGTAAGTATGAAATATGTAGATGAAAAAGGAATAAAGCGTGCCGTAAGCAAATTGTTAAGTTTAATAAGTAATTGCGCTACAAAGGACGTGGCGACATCTGAGAATGCAGGCTTGATGTCATCAATGGATAAAAGTAATCTTGACTTTATCTATGATGCTGACAACCGAAAAATTAAAGCTGCTGCAATCCCTGGTGAAATGAGAGAAGTTCTTGACTTTTCGGGATTTGTGACTGTAACAGTCTCAATGATGGGTGCAGATGATAATGAGGCAATATACTTCAATACGAAAACGAATACTTTTGTCGCAAAATCGGGATTATACTATTGCGGAACATGGGCTGGGGCAGAAAAATGGGGAGAAGGACTAAGCAATGGTGTCAGCCCCGTTGCAGGAAAAATATATGTCAACGGAGGAGACATGTACAGATGGGACGGTAAAGCCCTGACTTTGCTCAATCCTTCTTTAACAGTTGATACATCGTTGAGCGACACGTCGGTCAATCCAGTACAGAACAAGGTAATATACAATGCTTTAGCAGATAAATCTGCAACGTCGCATACACACACCTTGTCAAGCTTGGGTATGTATGTAGCACTGCCCAGTACAACCACAGGCGGATGGGATATGATAGGCAAAGACTATGCGACAGGTGTTTGGATAAAGGCATTGAGAGGAGCCGTGAATGCTCCATCTTGGTATGCGCAGAGATATGCGTCGGGAATAGCGTTTGGTGGTGGAGACATAAAAGCGGTTATATCTTTGTCAAATTCACTGCCGCAGGTGCGTTTCGCATCAGGTGCCGGAACTTCTCCATCTTGGTGGCTTGGTTTGAAAGGAACAAAAGATAAGGAGTATGATCTTAACAATATACCGACAGGGAAAATGGCAGCGCAGGCAGAATTGTCTTCCTCAGCATCATTGACAACCGTAATAAACGAAGTAAACGCTATTATAAAAGCATTGAAGACGGCAGGAATAATGAACTCTTAAAAAGGGATTTGGTAATGAACGATGAGCCTCACTGAGCCTTTCTAAGCCTATCTAAGCCGCTGCTTAATGGGCGCAAATACGAAATAATAACTGACAAATAATAAATAAGAAGATGACACCTAAGGAATTTTGTAAATGGATGGCTCCTGCGGCTTATAATGCGGACATTTCGCCCGTGTTTATCATTGCGCAGGCGGCACTGGAGAGCGGATGGGGCAAGAGCGCTATCGGCAAGTATAATGTGTTCGGTATAACAAGAGGCGGATGGCCTGTGGAGAAATGCCTGCTTGTCACAACGCATGAGTATTTCAGGACTAAGACGGTGAGGTTCACGGCACCGGAGAAGGTGGTGAAGATTGAGTATGTGGCTGGCAAGGGTCTGTATAAGTATACTTGCAAGCGGCTGTTCAGAAACTACGCTACTTTAGGCGAGGCACTGAGAGACCATGCCGCTGTGCTGAAGAAATCGTGGCCTGAGGCTTGGGCGTACAGGATGAGTCCTGAGAACTACGTGAAGAAGATACAGGAGGGGCGGAAGAAGTATGCGACGGCTCCGAACTACGTGGAGACGATGGGGAAGATGTTCGGGACGGTGAGAAAGGCGATGAAGGAGGCTGGACTGAGCTGCTGAGAGACTGGGCAGCTAAGCCTCACTAAGCCTATCTGGGCCTCTTTGAGGGGCTGCTTGGCTTTTAGGAAGGATTATTCTTTTGTTTGGGATTTTTGTTAATGTAAAAAAGATTGATTGGATGGTTAATAACTTGACTACGGGGACGGGGAAGGCCGTCGTTTTGGGGACAATGGGAGGGGAGGCGCTGTCTGCGCTCTTCGACCTAAGATGGATGTTGGTGCTGATAGTGGTGCTGATAGTGGCGGACTTCTGGTTCGGCGTGAGCGAGAGTCTGCATAAACATGAGCATTTCCGCTTTTCGAGAGCGGGCAGAAGAACGTGTAACAAGGCGGTGGACTATATCACCTACCTTATATTAGGTTCGGTGCTCGGTCTTGCTATCTTCGAGCCGTTGGGATGGACGAATCATGTGGTGACGGCGGCGGTAGGACTTGGCTTTGGGTGTGTATGGGAGGTGGACTCGATCGTCGGGCATGTGTGTGAGCTGCACGGCGTGAAGAACAGATTCTCGATAAAGCGCTTCATCATAGCGCTGATGAAGAAGAAAGACGAGGACATCGGCGAGGCTGTGGAGGAAGCGATGAAAAAAGAGTGAAGGAAGATAAAGTTTTTAAGGAGAAACGGTTATGATGGACGAATTATACTGTAAATTTGTAGGAGCGCTGTGGGGGATGTTGCTCTGCCTGATGATCAGTATGCTGGCCGGCTGCGGAGCGAAGAAGCCTGCGGTGCTGACAAGAACGGACAGCGTGAGGGTGACGAAGGCGGCGAAGGACACTGTGTACTGGGACCGCATAGTGCTGAGATACGTGGAGAGGACGAATACGGACAAGACAGTGAACAGGGACTCGACGGCTACGACCGTGGACGAAGAGGGAAACGTAAAGAAGACGGAGGCTTGGCACTGGAGGAACAGGTACGTGGAGAACTCGCTGAACACGCTAATGAAGGACAGCTTAGAGACGTACAAGGCGATGGTGGACTCGATGGCGAACATTGGCAGAAAAAACAATGACGTGCCTGTGCCGGTGGAGAGAAAGCTGAGCTGGTGGGAAAGGAACATAGAAAAGCCCATCGCGTCCTGCATCGCTGTCATAATAATAGGCGCTGTGGTTCTGCTGACTCTCAGATATGCGAGAGGAAGGCTGAAGAGCAGCGGGAAGAAAGAATAAAAAAAAGGAAATTGTTTGGATTATTAGATATGGTTAATGGCTTTAGTTATTAGTTTTTTAATTTAAGGTTAATAGATTTGTTTCAGGTGAGCCTTGCCCGTCCGTAGAGGATAGGCAAGGCTTTAATAAAATATAAATAATCATAATCTAATGTCTTACTTTCAAAAATAATTACTAACTTGCGATACCAATCTAAAAAACTAAAAGATACCATTACGTTAAACCAAAATTTCTTATTATGAACGAGGAAGATAAAAAACGTTTCCTTGCTCTTGTAAAAGGTAAGGACATATCGGAGATTATGTCTTTGTTGGCAGAATCCGGTAATCAGTATTCACGCAGAATACTTCGATTCTTTCGATGGTTCTGCAAGTGGACTCCATTCTTCATAATGCTAACGCACATGTACGGAATATTCGACTTTAGTCGTAATCAGAAGGAGATGTTCGTGGTGCATAAGGCAAACTGGGCGTGCTATGCGTTCATTTATATCATGGTGTATGTGCTGCCGATGGTTATTATTCTCGCATCACGCTTCTTCTGGCTGTGTTGGAAGTATCGCATACCGTTCTTCTATTTCTTCGCTGTCAACTCTATACACCTCGTTTACTGGAGTTGGTACACAACGAACGAGATGGTAATGGCGCACTTTGCAATCATGGCGTTTACGCTGTTGCTGTATGTCTACGGAGCTGTTGACTGGTTCTGTAGTAAGTCGCGCCTCGGCAAAAAGATGTTCAGTTAAACAGAAATGCTATGAGAAAGATATTTGGCTATAAAATGCTTGGCACGCTGTTGCAGTCGCTTGCTAATTCTTGCTTCAAAGCTGACGAGCAACAGCGCAACGGCGAGAAGGTAACAGCTTGCGGGATGAGCGATGAAGACATCGAAACGCTCTGTCAAGACATACTTCCGAATATGCTTAACCCGATGATGAGCGCAGAGGAAGTAAAGGACAGATTGGGCGTGAGCGACGCAACATTAAACAGGATGGTCAAGCGCGGGGACATACCGAACGGAGAATGCAAAAAGCGCGGACACACACGATACTGGACGAAGTGGGACATTCTGTGGTTCATAAGAAAGAAGAGAAGCAAGTGATAGTACCTACTATCACTTTAAGTATCTGACTATCAGTATAATACAAAATCTTTGAGCGTGTTATGGCTTTATTGGTCGTAACACGCTAATTTTGTGCCTGTAACGTTACAGAATAGTGTTAGTTAATATTGAGGATTTAAAAAGATTGTATTATGGAGATGACAGATGCAAAAGTAGTAGAGAAGAAAATCTACGAAGAGGGGAAGAAGCACGGTGAGTATGCTTCTAAAGGTATCGCAGGCACAGGATTGGGTCTTGGCATAGCTGGTACTGCACTCGGTCTTGGTGCTTGGCTATTTGGCGGTAATCGCAGCGTGTTTGGTTCTCTCGGTGGCAGCAATATGCCTGAGAACGTGAATATCAACGCAAACGGCTATGGCGCAAATGCGAATGCTAATCAGCCGACCGCCTTGCAGGTAATGGAGAAGGAATGCGCTGATGAGGTGAAGCTGCTTACCGACATGTTCGGTTTGAAGCTCGACACCGCTAACAAGTTCTACGCTATGCGTGAGACTGACATCGCAGAGAAGTTCTCTATGTACAAGGGTGCTACAGATGCTATCAACGCTGAGAACCGCCGTGCAATGCAGGCTGAGTTCGGTCTTTACAAGTCTCAGATTGATGCGGACTTCGGTCTGTACAAGAATCAGAGAGACCAGTACGATGCGTTGCAAGCAAAGTATTGTGACCTCGACAAGAAGGTTGCTATTATGGAAGCCCTCACTCCTTACAAGGAGAAGCTGATGATGGCTTACGTGAACGAGAAGTGCTGCCGCAAGATTGATGGTGTCCTCGGACTCCAGAGCACTCCTACTGTTACAGTTCTTCCATCCGCAAACTTTTGCGGATGTGCTGCTACATCCACTCCCACTACAGGAGCGTAACAAAGCTGTAAGGAAGTCGGTTAGACGGACTAAGAAAAAATGAGTTGGTGAGGGGCGTTTACCCTCGTTGGTGGATGCCCTCTCACCTCTCTATAACATATCACCAACTTAAAGATATTGATTATGATGAATTTTGGAAACAGCCCATTATTGGATATGGGTACAGGCCAGCAGCAGCCGCAGATGATGGATGCCGAGCTACAGAAGATGTATGAGGCAATACAGCAGAAGCGAGCATCTATCAATATGCAAGCACAGCAGTCTTCCACCCCTTTATGGGATGAGATTGACAAGATTGAAGACAATCTTACAGGCGCACAACGTCAGTACTTGATGCAGAATCAAGAGTACGTTGACAGCTTGCAATATGTGTCTAAGTTAGTGCAAGACGAGGAATTGCGCATCATACGTCCTCGTATTGAAAGCACTCAGCAAGGACAGGAAGCATTGAAGAAACATCTATCTTTGATGCAAAGACTGAAAAAAGAGATAGCACAAGCAGAGGAACAAAAATCAGCTATGCTTAACGATTATATGACAAACCATAGTGATAAGACTTGGCAGGAATATCTTGCTATGGTTCAAGGAACGAAGAAGGGAGGGAACAAGAAATGAACTTACAAAAGCTGAAAGAACGTCTTGCGCCGTCAATAGAAACCTGGATAGACGCAAGAATTGACGACATGATAAAAGGCAATCCGTCGCTTGCCATACCTTCTGTGTATATGAAGCGAGCAGCGCACAATATCGTTTGTCGTAACAAGGAAAAATGGGAAGAGAAAATTGACGATCTATCCCTGTTTGTCGCTGATGAAAATGGAGTTGTTGATGCGGAATCTGTTTTCGAAGACGCGATGCAAATACTGAAAGCGATGGAGAAAAAGCCTTTTGATATCGGGCTTTTTCATGGCACAATAGGCGAAGGATGTATCTCTATTGATATGCCTGACGGTATTATCTCTGCCTTGTTGTTTGGCAGCAACAAGAGTATAGCCATTACCACAGATGATATTGCCGAATTAAAGAATATATTAATCATGTAAGATAAATTTAGCGGTATGAAAACAATACAGACAAATACGCTTGCCGAAAAGCTGTTTTGGTTTTACAGAATCGGCATAAGAGTGATACCTATACTCCTTATGGTTTTACACTGGCTGGGTGTGCATTGGTTTCACCATAACGCCGCATCAATGGGCTTGGATCTGAACGAGAACGCCGTTTTGGTGGTGTCGTTATACGCATTGGCGTATGTCGTACTGCCTGCCGTTCTGCTGCCGGCAAGCTTTCTTTTCAAGTTCGGCTGGGTGTGGCGAATACCGTTCCTGTATCTTGCAGGAGTTATTCTGATAAGGTTAGGGCACGGCACGCTGTGTATTTCCGAAACGACACGGATAGCGGACTATACGCTGATTGTTCTGACGTTGCTGCTGTACGGTCGGGCGTTTACGTTGCAGGATAGATAACAAAAAAAACGCGCACGGACAACAAGATGTTACTCCTGCTGCCCGTGCGCGGTTGACATCGGTCTACTCTCCGAAGTTTTCCGGTCTGTACTCCGGGTTAAGCTGCAACGCATACTCTCCTGCGCGGTCGTAGATGCCCTCGTTAGAGAGTTTCGTTATGATATTCTTCGCTGCCTGAACGCTGTCCGCATCGTCGTTGATGTCAATATCCGGCATCCCCGGTATCGAGTTTATTACGGACTGCACGGCGTTGTTCCAGTTGTGCTGCAAATCCAGAGCATTGCCTTTGTTGAAGTCCGGGCGCAAGTCTATTCCTATCCTCTTCTGGATATTGTCAAACAGGTTTCTGAACAGGCTTACCGCAACATCTATCAGCACCATTGCCGCCTCCATACGGGCGATGATTTTGCTCTTCGGCACATGGTTCTTCAAGAAATAGTTGTCGATGCAGTAATAGAGCGTTTTGACGAGCGGTTTGAGTTCCGCCTCCGACGCGTCAGACAGGTCAAGCCAAAGCTGATAGCGGTCTGCGAGAACAAAGCGCATCTTCGCATCCCAGGCGTTATATGCGGCAAGAGCCTTGTTGATGCTTTGCTTTGTCTTTTGACGATACAGCTTCTTGTCCTCTTTAATTGCGCCCAAAGCGTCTATCATAGCTGTCTGGGCAATATTGTACGCCGACCCCATTGTGATGTAATACAGCGAACAATAGCGGTCAATGCTCTTTAACAATTTCTCTTTCTGCTTTACGCTTGGCGCAATGACATACGGTCGTCTTGGGGTGCGGCTTATTAACTGGCTTGCGTTCATGATTATATTGCGTTTGTGATTTGTAAATCGTGCGTCTCGCCTATCACGCCGACAACCGGTATTCCGCAAGCGTCAGCCACACGGCGTTCCATTTCACAGCCTTTCGAGCACTGCCATCGGTTCGGCACGATGATGCCGTCGCAGCCGAGGAGCAGGCGTAAGTCCTCTTTCATGTGCTCCGTGTGCGGCGCAGAGTCGGACAAAGGTTTGCTCATAGGATTGACTGCTTTGTAGCCGAGAATTGTCAGTTCTTTCTCGATCCGAGCGAAAAACTTGTGTCGCTCGTTGAGGTTGTAGCCAGTAATCGGCGATGATATGTATATTTTCTTTTTGCTCATTTTTGTTTATCAGATTAAAATATTTTCATTGTTATTTGATTTAATTTATAGTGTCTTAACCAATACTTTATATTCTTCATCCTCATCCGTGATTTTATAACCATTAGCTATATACCAATCAAGTATCCATTTAGGAGTATCTGAAGGATGATATGTTAGAGCAATAGTTTTAGCACCTTTTAATTTGCTGTTATATTCGGCGGCTCTTAACATATAATTGCCGCCTTTTCTGCGCCATTGTGGGTCTACCCATAATGCGTATAATATACAATCGGCGTTGCATATATTCTCTTTATCTTCCTGTTTAACGGGGAAACAGACTTGCACGCTTCCTCGATACACCTCGTTTGTGATAAGAATATGCAAGCCGCTCTCCCATGTTTGAAATTGTACCATATCGTTAAGTTTGGTTAACATCGCAACGCTTGAAGCAATACATAGCGCCCACGCGCTCGGTATCATGCGTGCTACGCTGTTCCCATGTGAAGGAAATTTTATTTACTTTTTTGTTCATAATTCGAGTTTTATTGAAATTGTTTTCTACGCGCCAATTCTTATGCGCACGTATCGAGTTGTTAGTTCTCTTTTACGATACCACGTACGCACCTCGTACGTAACAAATACGCCGTATGGGAGTGGCCATGTTTCGATTGATGTACTTATCTTTTTAAACTTTACTTTAGTGCAGCAATACTGCGTCCGAAACATGGTTTTGTAACGCTTCTTTGTTTTTCTAATCTTCATCCTCTACCTCCTTCTTAATTGCTTCGAGCTGCCGTATGATGTTGTCTATCGTCTTGCCGCTGTAATCAACGGCAATTTCTTTCAGCACGGCAATCTGTGCCGTCAGTCTGATATAGTCTGCTTGTTTCATTGTTGCTTGTTTTTATTAAATTTTCCGTGTTTCTCCTTTTGAGAGTTTCAAGAGCTGTATAGTTTCGAGCATTGACCTGCTGCTGCCGCAGTCAAACCCAGCGTCTTTCAGTTTCTTTATGTGCCGATTCTCCTCTTCTTGTGTCATTGTTCTCTGCTTTCGAGTTTGTGTTCTTCGTTCCATTCTTCCTGGAAGTCCGCGAGTTTTCTGATGATACCCATAAAAACGCTAAAATTTATAGGTTCCGTGACTGTCGGATCTGTAATTCTAACGTGTCTCTCATCGTCAGACATCCGAACTCTAAATATTATCGTTGTTTCCTGCATCTTCGCCTCCTTCCTGCTTGTCGTGGATGTTGCCGATAATTATAAACCGAATGTATTTCAGTATCACTCCCAAAGGTATATCGTCACACTTTCCTTTTTCCCTTATGGGCCTTAAAGTGAACGCTCCGAGGTCTTCGGACCACTCCACTGCAAAGGTTGAGTTGTTATATCTAAGTATATCACCTTCATATACCTCCTTGCCGTCCTTGTCGAGGAAACCGGTATACTGACCGACGGTATCTGGGGCAACGGCAAACGTAAAAACAGGTCGCTTATCACGGCATGGATTATTTTTTACGAGAGTCTGATTTGCCACATGGGACAGGTCGCCATAATTCCACTCCCCGTCCTCAAGACTCTTGCCCTTAAACTTGATTGTTCTCATTTCTATAAATCCTTTATGTTGTTATTTTGCTTCTAATAATCTCTTCTCGCAAATCACACCGAAGCCTTTAATGGCGCCTTACTGGGGCTTTCTGTTGTTTTTAGTTTCGGAAGAGCTTTATTCTCGTTACCTTGTTCTTGGCTCTTGGATTATGGCGCCGCCATTCTTCGGCGAGCTGACGTTCGAGCTGTTCGTGTCGTATGAAGCGGTCTCCGATGGGTATCTGGAAGACAGCCTGATGGACGCTTCCATCTGATAAATGGATGAGTCCGTGTCTGGTGATGGTGTGAGTGTATATCATTGTTCTGTTTTTATGCCGAAGGGTGTGCATCTTATTTTTTCTTTTTCTTGAACTTACTGAAGACTTTAAATTTGGCTTTACTTATTTCCCTCTTCCACGCCCGGCGTTCGGCACGGGACATACCGTCTTTCTTGATTGAGAATACTTCCTGCATTTCAGAGATGTTTTGACGCTCGTATTCATCGAGGAAAGGAATCAAATGCGATGGAATATGTTTGTCCATATTATCTTTTTACATATCTATAGGTATCCATTTCTGTTTTGTAATCCATATTACAACTCTCATCTCTTGTCCAAGGTAACCTTATAAGTACTTCTTTGGTAGAAGAACAAGGAATGTTAATCCAAATCTTATCTCTTTGCTTTTTCGTCATTCCCATATTAACTATAGTTAAATTGTTATCTTAATGCCGAAGGGTGTGCCGTCGGCGAATTGAATGTCATCGAATGCAGACTCGAAGTTTTCGCCTTCGTAGCCGCAGAAGTCGCAGCCTTCGTCGTTGAGAGACATGAAAGACATGTAATCCTTTCTGTTCTTGCTGCTCATGATGCCGAAGGGGGCGTGCTTGAGCATTTCCTGCCAGCACTCTTCGCCGTTGTCGAATGGACGGTATTTGGATTCTGGCTTGATACGGTAGTTGACATTCGGCTTCCAATAGGGGTAGTCAGTATCATGCCAAATATCAGTACTATTGTACGCCCATTGTATATTCTTTCCATCAACGTATGCTTGCATTACCTTGATGCGTTCTGCTGTTTCTTCTCTTGTCATAGTTGTTTTAATTTATTAAGAATATTCTTAAAAGCGTCATGGCGTTTAGCGAGTTCCTTAAACTCCTTGACTATCGCACTTTCACTGCCAATCGTGAAAGAAGCGCCACCTATCTTGTCTGACATAAGAACAAGACAATGCAGTTCGTTCTTTTCACTGTATTCATCAGTGATTTCGTAGACCGTTTTAGCCATTTTGGTAAGCTTGTCGGTTTCTCTTCCCGGTTCGATTATTTCGACATTCTCCATCTTTGGCATAGGAATCCAGTGTGTCGGGTCATTTTTCGACTTACAGCTGTTACTAAATTCGCAGTTGTCCTCCGAACACTCAGAACGCATACAGCCTACAGTGCTATACGAGTCCTGATCGTTGCTCCACTTTGCTGAATACCAACCCGTATCGTCATAAAAACACACTCTTGTTCCGTTTGGATTAAAATCCTCGTCAACCCAATCTTGGTTATAACCGATAACCTCTACGCCCATTTCAGGCGTTTTTTCTGATACCTTATACCACATAGCTATTTGTTTTCTTGTATTTTTGTTATTTCACCGTAGGCGTATTCCTCGCGTTTTGAACGTGTGCCGTCCTTCTTGGCAGGATTCACAAGTATACGCATCCATGTTGATGATGCTTCCCAGAATCTCATGTCTTTAACCCAACATATCTTGCCCTGCTCGTCTACACACTTGTCGCCTGGCTTTACTGGATAGCTGGAAATGTATTCGTTCTGCAATTGTACCATTTCCTGCGTGATTGCCACTCGCTTTTCGTTAAGCGCACTCATGCGCTTTTCAAATTCTTGCTTTGTCATTATTGTTTATTTTTATTGTTTATAATCCGATTCCTTGTCTATGCTGTCGTTGAGTCTATTGTTTTCCTTGCGATACCACTCCGATGTACGCTTTAGCTCTTCGTAACGATTCTTTCTATCTTGCCATCGGGTGATGGGGGAAAGCAGGGAATCCGTGATTCTTTCTACGAAATTGAAGTATTCGTTGAAAGTGAAATTGTCTGTCAGCCCCTTGAAGATGGCGAATGGGATGTAGCCTATGAGCATTATGACAAGGATGGGGGATAGAAGGATGACACAGACGGTATTTGTGATGAATTGCTTCATGTATATTCCTCCATGTTTAATGTATATGTTTTGATTATATTAGCCCTTTCCACTGTCACTGGAAAGGGGGTTATTATTTTTTTTTCTATTTCGCAAACTCTATCATATATTGCGCAAGCACGGCACTTACATAACATAAAGTCATAAGTATTGCAGCTACAGATGCAACTATAATACTTACCGTTCTTAACTTTGGTGTTTCAGACCAAAATAATGCGCTAACTATCAGGAAAACAGTTCCTAAAATTGTCAATAATACCCGTTGGCGGAATTAATTTAAGTTGATAAATATGAGTAAAAAGTTGTACATAT